TTATGGGACTCGAAATTCACACAAAACCCTCATCTGGCGGAGGCGGCGGAGAGACCAACCTCGGCAGAACCCTTTCGGCAACGCAGGTTGTTGTCACCTGCGACACGGGCAGCGATGCAACCATTCCAGCCGCCGATGCGACCAATGCGGGCGTAATGACCAAGGTGATGTATGACAAGCTTGCCGGTGTTGAGGCCGCTGCCGAAGTGACATCTACCGCCAAGGTATCGTCGGCCGGCGCAGTGATGAAGTCGCTTTTTGACGCCAACACCATCCTCATTGCTACCGCCGACAACGACCCCGCCCCTCTCACTGTCGGGGCATCTACGTTCGTAGGTCGCAAAGCGGCTGGTGACATTGTGGCATTGACCACGGCGGAAGCTAAAGACCTTGTCAAGAAGATAGAGGCTTTGGTGTTTGTTTGCTCGGACGAAACCACCGATCTTGCTGTGACAGCCCCGGTCGTGACGTACAGAATGCCTTACGGATATACGGTCACGGGAGTTACCGCCTGCGTTACGACTGCGCCGGTGGGCGCTACACTCACGGTGGACATCAAGCAAAGTGGCACGTCGATTTTGTCCACGTTGATTGGTATTCCTGAGTCAAACGAAGTTTCAACTAGTGGCGCGGTGAGCAACACGGCCCTTGTATCTACCGCAAAAATCACAATCGAGATTACCCAAGTTGGGGTTGCCACGAAAGGCGCGGGGCTCAAGGTCACAATTCTCGGACATCGCGCATGATCATTGTAAACCCATACGCGTTTGGCGCGGCCCCAGAAACAATCGTCCGCACAGCGTATCTTGCAGCCTCGCCCACAGGTAACGATGGGACAGGTGTTCTCGACGACTCTAACTATCCGTATGCTACGTTTAGCGGAGCTGCGACTGCACTTGCAGCAGCGTATCCTGGGCAGACCACCACTATTCGTTTATTGACTAACCTCACACAGGATATGGCCGGGAGTGGTGACTGGACTGCTTTGCTTGTGGCTGGCTTGACACTTCGGTCTAACGCAGCGACACGTTTTCATGTTACAGGGTCTTTGCACTTGGGAGATACTTCAAATATCGCGCTCACACTTCGCAATATTGAGATTGATACGCTGGCTAACGTCACTGGAGTTGACCAACCAATTTACATCACAGGTTCTAACAACGCTTATGTGCACGAGCTTTATGTCGCAGGCCCAGATGGGGTAGGAGGGGGTGCGGCAGGTAGTGACGGAACGTCGGCTTCGGGTAATGGAGGTGCACCTGGCAACGATGACGACAATTACCCCACGGCCGGTGGAACGGGTGAACATGTTTACACTTCAGGAGCGTCTGGTGAAGCAGGAGCCTCCGGTAGCCCAGCGTGGGATATATATTTATACGGGTCTGGCTTAGTTTCACACATCACAGGAACAGGTGGAAACGGCACTCCAGGTGGAGCAGGCGGAAGCGCAGCAAACGGCTACGGTGGTGGCGGGGGCGCAGGTGGTGCCAATTTGACTAATAGTGGTAGTGGTGCACCTGGCGGCGATGGCGGAAGTTGCAGTTCTGTTGGAGGTAACGGCGGCACAGGTGGTTCTGGTGGTGATGGTGCCACGATTCGTAAGGAATCTGGCTGGACTATTTCTAGCTCTTCTCTCACAGGCGGCTCAGGTTCTTCTGGCGGTGGTGCAGGTGGAGGAGAAACTACAAGCGCAGCTGGTTCCGGGGGTCCAGGTGGTGCGGGTTCGCCTAGCGGTTCCACTGGGGCTAGTGGTGGACTAGACACTAGCGACGGAGTGGCCGGTGGTAGTGGTTCAGGCGGTGCCAATGGCTCCATCATTTCGATTTAAACTTATGAAAAAACTCTTACATCTTCCAACACAAACTATCCGTGATTATCCTCGTGGTGATGATTTGCCAGTCGTCGGACTTTCACAAGCCTACGCAGTTCTTGACGTGCTAACAGAGCCAGTGCCAACCTTTGATCCTGCCATCGAGGTGCTGCATTCATCTGACGTTCTTGACGCAGAAGCACTCACGTTGACCACAACGTATTCGGTCACAGTCAAACCAGTCATCTACCCTGATGCAGCTAAGTGGCAAGTGCGTGAGTGGCTGATCGAAAACGGCATCATGCCAACAACAGTGCCCTCCGTTATCGAGCAACTCATCACAAACCCAGTCGAGCAGGCCAAAGCGCTCAATCGCTGGGAGCATGTGGAGTCCATTCCACGATTCCACCCTCTGGTGGTTTTACTCGGCAATCATCTCGGGTTGACTGAGGACGAAATTAACGCCGCATGGTCCGCCATTGTGGCAAAACACTGAACGACTATGAGCGAAAAAGCCCGGTCCATTATCCTCCTTATCTTTGGTTTTATCGGTGTTGCCGGGACTATTGGCACGCAGGTGCTCAGTGCCGGGAGAATCGAGGGCACCGTTATGACAATGATCAAAGCTCATGACCAGCGGCTTGAATCGCATGACCGAAAGTTTGAACAACAAGACACCAAGCTGAATGCCGCCGAGTTGCAAATCGAACGCATCAAAGGCCGCGTCGGCATCGCCGGCCGAAAACCTGACTCCTCCTCCACGGCGTCGAACCCTCCCTGCATAGAAACAGAAACAGAACAAAAAACACACTAAGCTACCATGAAAAAGAAACTCCTCCTCTGGCTCTCACTCGGCACCAAAGTCGCATCCATCGGCACCGGACTTGCCTCCCTGCCTATCCTGTCCCTGCTGCCTGCTCAATACGCAGGATACGCAGCCTTGGCATTCGCTGGTGCCAGCATCCTCAAAGACACCACCAACCGCCTCGGCGACCTCGCGGACGATGGCGTGCTGAACAACAGCTACAAGGGCAACTGACCGGTGCTGATTCAAACGAGGATTCTAATGACCATGCTCGCCGAGATCCTTCCTGACACCGCTCGCGCTCTCGGCATGGCCGCATTCATCGTCTTTCTCACAATAATGATCCCCTTAGCAGCCTTCCGCCCATGAAAAGCACCCCAAAAGAATTTGTCGCCGAATTTCAGCGCCGTGTCGGTCTCGACGATGACGAAGACCCCGGCGAGGACACGTACAATGCGCTCGACCGAGTGTTGCCAAAAAAGCCAAAGGCGGAGCAACCTGCCCCGGTAGTCATTCCGGCATCACAGGCTGGCGTGATCAACAAACAATCCCCCGCCGAGAAACTGGCCGCGTGCATCATTGCTGAAGCCAAACGCTTCTGCGGTTTGCAGGAAGTCCGGCCAAACCAGAACTGGGACAACCCTGCCACCAAAGGGCCGGACACTGCGCTCGTCGCTGAACTCATCGCAGGAATGCGCCAGTCACCTTGGGAGCCAGGTTGGGCATACTGCGCGGCATTTGCCGAGTCGATGGCTGCGAAGGGGCTTGAGCAATTCGGTGCGACTCCTGCGCAGATTGCCAAGTTCCGGTCGGTAATGTCTCCGCACTGCATGACCTCTGCTGCGGCATTTGCGCGCCTCAACCTGTTGTCATCCGTCCCGGTGTCTGGTGCTATCTGGTTGGCTCAACATGGCAGTTCGGACAACGGCCATGCGGGAATCTGCACGCTGCCGCACGCTCCGAACATGGACACCATCGAGGCCAACACGGGCGGCAACGGCAGCGGTAGCCAGCGCGAAGGCGATTGGATCACCCACAAAATCCGGCCCATCGCTGGTCCAGGAGATCTGCATACCCGCGGGTTTGTGCATCCTGTTGCTATATTGAAAATCTGCGGTCTCTAATTCTTTCCCGAAAAACCCAAAAAACCACCCCATGAAAACTAACATACTCCTCCTCATTGCCTGCCTATTTTGGTCCGGCACACTCCTGGCGCAGCTCACCACTGCCAATATCACTGATAATCCGCGAGGCATTGCCTATGCCGCCCAGGTCGAATCAGTGAGCGGCAACTACACCGTCACAAGTCGCGACCACACTATCCTGGCTGATGCCACGTCCGCGGCCATCACGATTACTCTGCTGCCGGCAAAAGCTCGGTATCAGGTCATCAATGTCAAAAAGTCGGATGTCTCTGCCAATACAGTGACCGTCTCGGCCTCGAATAGTCAAACTATCGACGGCGCGCCAACGATTGTCCTCACTGGGCAGCACCAAAATGTCACTCTGCAATCCACAGGATTGGGTTGGAATCTCATCAGTCCAAATGTGAGTGTAGTTCGCAAAATCTCGCTTGGCGCTCCGCGCGATGACGAAACGAATAGGGCAGTTACATCGACAACCATGCGCGCGAGCACCTACACCATTGTCAACCAGCCGGACGTGCCGCGTAATGTTACCCTGACTCAAACTACAGTAGCCGGCGCAGACACTCTTGGTACTGTGGTTATCGTTGGCACAGATTACCGAGGTAATGCCCTGACTGAGACTTTGACACCGGTGGCAGGAACTCTTGTCACTGGCACAAAGGTCTTCAAAACCGTAACCAGTCTCACTGGTGTGGGTTGGGTTGCTACCAGCACAGCCGATAATATAGTCATTGGTTACGGCGCCCTCATTGGGCTGCCTGTGACTCTGCCGGCGGCAGGCACCGCACTCGGAACCCTGGACACAGTTGTGGCGGTCAAAGTGACGACGGGCGGCACTCTCGCAACCTCAGCAGTCACCGAAGCCGGTGGTGATGGGTCTAAATTGCTCGTGGTTTATGTCAATCAGTGAGTGACGTGACACAACCCTTCAATCTCAAGCCGCTGCCTTACCGGGCAGCGGCTTTTTTCTTTGGGCTGAACGCCTTGTTGAGAGCCTTCGACTTCGTCGCGTCTTCCAGGTGCGTGTAGATCAGGTTTGTTGCGTCATTTGAGTGACCTGTGATCATGCGCCGGACCTCCGGCGTGACGCCGGCATTGGCGAGCAGGCTGTTGCAGGTGTGTCGGAGGGAGTGGAACGTCAGAGAATTGAAGGAGAGCCCCCTACCCTGCCCTTCGACCTTCCGGCCTTTGATGCCGGCGGCCTTGAGGATCTCCGTGAACTGCGTGCTCAGGCCTCGGTTGCGGGCGGCGTGCACCCCGGCCAATGAGGGGGCGAGGTAAAGTGAATCCGTCGGTTCCTGCCACAACTCCGTCAGATGGCTCGCCAGCGGTCCCACGATGGGGATACGCATTTTCTTCTTCGTCTTCCCCTGACTCATCTCCCATATCCATGTGCCGGGCTGCACGACGATTTGCGTGCGTAGGGCGTTCGCGCAGTCCGTGAGGCGCTGAGAGGTGCAAAGCCCAAGCAGCGTCACCGTAAGCCAGTCACGGCGCTCCGGCTTCGCGCGCAGATGGCTCAGAAGTCGCTCCACCTCTGCCGGCGTGTAAGGGTCGCGGGTGTTGGAGTTGTTGAGTTCTCGGGAGATGAGATTCACCGGGTTGCGGGTCGCATAGCCTTCGTCACGAGCCCTCTCGAAGATTGTCGAGATTGTCGAGGCCGCGATATTCATGGTCGTCGGCTTCAGTCCCTCCTCAATGCCGCTCAGATACCAGTTTTGCAGCATCTCACCGGTGAAGGACCCAAGCGCCAGCTCCACATCTTTTCCCAGCCACTCGGTGAAGTTATTGACGTAGCTCGTGTAGGCCTTCAGGGAGGAAGCGCTGAGCGTCTTTGGCACCCGCTTGGCAGCCGCCTTGAGCCATGCCTCTGAGTACGACTTCCAGCTTTTTGAGTCCACCACTTCCCTGTGCCCTGCGAGCCGTAGAATGTCATTGATGACCTCCACCACGAAGTCGCGTGAGATCCTGGCCGCACCGCTGACACCGCCCGCCGCCAGCGATACCCGCTCAAACTCACGAGCGATCTCCAGAGCCTTGGCCTCGTCTGTGCAGCGTGTCGATTTCATGGCCTGCTTCCACCGCTGCGCCCTTGCATCCCACACCTGAAACACCGCCGAATAGTACAGCGATTTCTTGCGACGGTAAACCGCTGCGGGTCGGGCGAGGGGCGGGGTCATGGATGTAATAAAATAGCGGCGAGTGATAATGCCCGTGCTAAAGAATGTCAACAAAGAGAAAACAGCGTAAAACAAGAAATAAAGATGTAAAAGGCTGGAAATAAGCGCCTTACCAACACACTCCAAAACGCTGCAAAGATGTCAAAAACCCCTTAGACTCATATAGGAGATGTCTTTTTAAAAGGCTGTTGCCTGGGTAAATGGGGCGTAAATGGCATGGGTGATAATGTAGGTGCTAAATTTGTGACACCCGTTCGAGTGTTGCAAATATTACATTAGCTCGCATGGTAGCCGGATGCCTTTCGTGAGCAAGAAGCAGGTGGAGAATTACCACGCGGAGTATCGGCCTGAGTTCCGGGCCGGGAAGCGGCGCATGGAGCCTGGTGATTTAGCCACGGCTTTGGGCGAACTGCGGGCGCTGCGGGCGCTGGTGCAGAAGCAGCGGAAACGCATCTGGTTTTTAGAGCACAAGGAGGAAGCCAGCGCAAAGCAGCGCCGCCGGCGGCGGGATGTGCTCGTCCAGGATGCGGCAGCGGCTTTGGCAAATTTGGCAAAAGAACCCAGGAAAACAAAATGAGTACAGCTTTATCAATCGAAGTTACCGGTATCAATGCTGATCAGCAGCAAGTCCTCGCTGAAATCCTAGCGGACGTAAAAGCATCTGTTGATCGGCTTGCCCGAGCGGCCCGCCGATGGGTTGAACTACCTGAGCGCGCGCGCGAAAAGATTATTGAGCAGTCGCCAGCGTCTTTACGTGAGTTTTGGGGCCGGCTGGAGCGGGTGGGTCTCGGATCGCTCCATCCTCAACTCGCCACTGTAGGTGGCACGGCGGCACGGTTACTGGGTCGGCTGCCTCTGATTGAGCAGGAGCGCTACCTGCGCGAGCTGGTGCCAGTAGTCGTATCACGCGGCCGGGGATGGGACATCCGGCTGATTGATGTGGCTGAGTTGAGCGATGATCAGCGTAAGCAGGTTTTCAAAATTGCTCCTGCCGGCGCCGTAGAGGTCCGGGACGCAGAAATGCAAAAGGCCTGGTTGGCCGATAAAGCCGCGCGGCGGGTGCTCGCTGAGCAAACTGGGGCAACCCTAAAACGCGTCGAACGGGCCGGGTGGCGCGTTGAGCGTGGCCGGGTATTTGTTAAGGAGGGGCTTCTCGTAGCAGGTATCACTCGGGCTCAGTTGGAGCGCATGATTGCGGATCTTGAGTAACTCGGTGCGTGTTGGTTTGCCCCGAACGGGTGCATGATATGTGGTCAATTCGTTCAGTGATCTGTACTGTTCAGTATCTTTTTCGCGTAGTCCTCGATATGCCGAGCGGACAGACCCGCATAGGCAATGTATTCGAGAGCATCACGGTATTTGTCCCGCTCCTCTGCAAGCACTGCATAACAACTATCTCCGTGCTTCGCTTTTGCGATTTCTGACCACAACTCATCACGTTGTCGGCGCAGATACTCACATTCAGATCCTGAACAATTGGATGCAGCACAATTCGCTTCACTCATGGCTGATCCTTTCCGTTCAGCGATCCATCATCGTGCGATGGTGCCTCGCTCAGCATGTCTATCATGAGGTTCGTGAGAGTCTCCCACCCAAGCCGCCCCATTCGCAGCGTCAGCAGGGTGCCGTCTTCCAGCGTGTGCTTGATCTGGTATTCCTGCTCACCGGGCACGGGAGAGCGGCCATTAGCTTCAGGGTGATCGTAGGTTGTGTATGTGAGTTCCTTCATAGTCTTGGGTGGTTCGGGCTGAACCATGGCACTGCTGCCAACGGCTCGTAAATATCTGTCATGCTTGCGGCGGCTTCTCGCTCGCCGTCGGCAGAGTTGGTTCGTTCTGTGAATTGCGCTCGCGCTCCATTTCGGCATCGAGGTCGCTGAAATCAGCGTTGGTTTGCCACACTTCAACGGCGCGACCATTTTCCCATTTTACACGGTAAACTCCCCATTCGTAGCCATCGTCATCAAGGTTGCCGTGAGTGCAATCGTGCAACCATTTCATCCGCGCTTCGTATCGTTCTAATTCCACGATGCGCTTGCCAGCATCGAGTAGGAGTTCGCCGAGCGACTTTCCGACAGACACAGAACCAGCGGATGCAGGCAATGAGCCACGCCTCGGTTTGGTGCATCCAGTCCGGTGGGTCTGCCAAGATTCGCCGCACACATCACAGTGATAGTAGCTCATGCCTGATCCTTTCCGTTCGGCGGAAGTTGCAGGCTCTCGAATACCTCGTCCTTGGCATATCCAATCTGACGCTCCCGCCTGCCGTGCAGCGAGCGTTCAGCAATGTATTTCACGACTCCGGTTTTCCAGCGTAGCAGTTCAATGATCTTCCAACCCGCCAGCATGTTGATCGAGGTGATGACGTTGTTCACAAAGTCGAGGTGACTTTTCTCTGCTGCGACACGTTGCGCGTATTCCCACTCCGCCGAACAATTCTGCTGCTGGACAACAGAGCGGGGCTTTGTGGTATCATCGAGTTGATTCTGATTCATGATTTTGACTCATTCATAGTGGATAGCGATGCGAGCATCGTGGGCAATCAAAGGCTCCGTAGTCACCCCAGCCTTTCCAGAAAGATTCCCACCACGTCGCCTCCGTGCGGTATGTGGTTTCCCATTCGCCGCAGCTTGGGCAGTGCCACGGGAAATAATCTCCACGCTGCGACAAATCGCGGCAAGCTGAACCATGTGCTGTTCCCAATTCGGAGGGCGGTGATGTCGTAGGTGTCATGGTTGCTCCTTTCCGCCCTCCTCATGGGAGAGCGAAGCGCTCTGGACTACGCTTCATCTGTTTCCGGCGCGGGTTTGAAGTCACCATCCGCGTCACAGTGAACGGGCGGCCATCCGTTCCGCTTGATGTCCAAGTGCCGCAGCAGCCTTTTGAGCGGGTGGCAGATGATTTGCCGCGTGGCTTCGCAGACGGTGTAGAGCATGAAAAATGAGATGAAGGGATGCTCCATCATGAAGGGTAAGAGGTCTTTCATTTTGTCGTGTTCATGGTAGTTTTGCGCTCGCCGTCGCCTGATCCGGGGCGTTCGCCAGCCGCAGCAGCACGTCCGCATGGCAAGCCGTCCCATTCTTGCACCAGCACGCTAGATTCTTGCCACACAGAGTTTTCAGATTGTCCAGCATCCACTGCTTTCGCTCGGGTATTCCAGCGGTAACGCCTTCGACCGTGAGCCATGTTTGGAATGCGCCGACGGCGAGGATTTGCGGCCGCTCCGGTGTGACCTTGAACGGGTTACCCCACTTCGAAGGCCGCGAGACCACGACTGTATTCGGTGGCAGTTTCGCGCCTGCCTTCCTGGAGAGTTGCACACGATGCGGCATAGCTTGAGCAGGTAGTGGTAGAGGTATAAAGTCATCAGCAGGTAGGCCAGGCTGATATTGTTTTGGCGGATTCATCAGCCTTCGGCGCGCCCGGTCGCACATTGGAAACCATGCCACTCGCGGGTAGTCGAAGAGCCATTGAGCAGCATGGTTCCTTTCGGCGCAGCCTTCGGACACACACAGCACCACTGACCCAGCGTCAGGAGTCAACCGCTCTGGAGTATCGTTTGTATTCATTGGCGGCATTGGTTCGCTGGTGAGTCAGCCTTTACGTTCGGCTTACACAGTGAGATCACCGCCAGTTGCTCCATCTTCACGGAGTTCTGCACGCCATCAAAAACAGCGTCCCGAAGGAGGCAGGCTTTTGCCACGGAGAGCGCCGTGCGATTGGCCGGAGTGTCTTCAACTTGCACCACCATTCGCAGGAGGCATATCGGCAGTGGCACGGAAGCCGACCCCAGCACTGGTGCCAATCGCCGGGGCTTTTGGCCTTTGGTCGCTTTCTTCTTCAATGGTGTCTTTTTGGTCTTCATGAATCAGTCGTGGTTAGTCCGGCGGTCGGCAAAGTTGTTTCGTTCGCCCTTCCAGTTGCCATGCGACTCGCCTCCTGAATTGCCACCATCAAGTCAGCAGCGATGCAATGAGCTTCTTCGATGGATATTCCATGATCCACGGTGCGGAGCTTCCAATCCGCGCTGGTTGTGTCCCAAGACACGGTTCGCAGGTAAATTTTCCCGTATTTGTTCACAAATGCCCCGTTCTTGGGCGAACAAGACGCAGCACGCGCCGCGCCGCACTCCTCGGTTTTCTCAGGCTTCAATTCTTCGTTTTCGTTTGGCATAGATTTCAGACTTGGGGCATTCGATTCTTCTACTCATGGTCGTTCGGCTTACGGCATGGCATCCACTGGCCTATGGGGTCATGTATCGCCCACATTCGGAGCGTTCGACCTCCCCATGACTGATACTCCACATCGTAGGCGGCAAGGTGTGGTGGCTCGCTAGGGTATCCCTCCGCGAAGTCCACAATTCGGACCATGCGCCATTCCTGATTGGGATATTTACGCCACCAGTAGAATCCAGCCATATCAGGCAAAGCCGAACTACGTGATGCTTGTATGGAGCAATCTTGGCATTGGAAAAGGCGTTCCTTCTTGGAACGTGGATCAAGGGGGTGCGGACTGCAGTTCATCGTGCATTCCTTTGTTTTCGGATCAAACTTTTCCAACTCGGCCGGGTCTGATTTTGGCCAGCTCTTCAAGCTAGAATGTTGCGTGAAAGGGTTGCAGACTCCACACAAGTCCGCGGGCCGCCCGTGCTTACAGATTAAGTTCATGGCCATAGTTTCTTTGAGCTTATTTGGCAAAGTGATTGCGCCATTCTCCTGCGCTCGCGCGCTGTTGTTGTAATGTGGCCAGTTGGGCGCCGTTGCGCAGCGCGCTGCAGTGCTTTCCAACTGTGACATCATAATAAGGGGGTGCCCCCCGGTGATAGGTGTTGGTGCGGAGATGCAAGCAGCCTACAGCGAAGGCGTGCAGTAAGTCCTCATTGGCATGTCCTGGGTCAGTGTAGAGTCGGGCAATACCGGCTCGGAACGCGGGTATCTGCGGGTCACTCGGCTTGGGTGGTGCCAGTTCAGTGAGGTAAAACCGTGGATATGGGAAGTCGATGGCCGCGAGCGTCTCGGCATCGCTACGTATGAAGCGGTCGATAAAGTCCGTCACCGGCGCCCATCCCACCCATTGCCGGCTCCACGGTTGGTCATCGACCCACACGAGGTAAGAGGCGGATACCGCCTGCATCTGCTTGCCGGCGTGCTCGCCCACCGGCATGAAGCTGGAGGGCATCAGCACTCGGTCATGGCCGGGCCGGAAATATGGCACTCCATGCTGCTTGTGGAGTTTGGTGGGGTCTTGTGGCGCTGTACGCCAGAAGCGCTCTTTGCGCGCGGCTTCATTGGAGGGTGCCCAGTTTGTGCTCATAAATCGTTGAGGTATGGGTGCTAGACCAGCGGCAGCGCGGTGGCTTGGGTAAATCCTGCGGCACAAGGGTGCCCCCCACCGCCGGCGCTCATATCTGCGGCAACGTTATGGACCGGTGTGCCGTTTTTCCGCGAGCGTAGAGAGTAAACAAATTCACCGGTGCCGGGTTTCACGAACCACGAGGCGCTAAATGGTGCCTGCGGGTAGGTTTCCAACAGTAAGTTACACGCATCAGAAATAAGTTCACTCGCCAGTCCATTTACCGCTGGGATCTTGCCCTGAGGGAATTGAAGCCAATGGCAATTTGCTGCGGCGGCCGCGATGATGGTAGCGTCCACGGACCTCAACCGTTGCCCAATGGCAATCACTGCGGCCAGTTCCTCATCGGTGCTAAGTATTAGCCGGCGCCAATCATCAAAATTGCGCGGTGTGACGCGCATGAGTGCGGCGTGCAGATTGAGTGAGTCGGCGCTGTCAGCGTGCGTTGGCTCTTGCCACGCAATGCCCCTGTCACGGTGAGAGATGAGGGTAACGGCGAGTGGCACCGAGTTATCGAAATAGTGTTTCCACGCCAATTCAGCGCCAGAAGCAGTTTTGTCATAGACGCTTTCAAAAATGGGCACATTCGAGGTCACGTCATATTTGTGGGTTACCTCTGCCCCACCTGAATGGTGGTCGATGACGGTGACATACACTGCTCCCTCGAACTCATCACGCACAGTCAGCAATGTTGAAAGTGGGGGGGTATAGTCGAGGTAGGTGAGGGTATCACCGGCGGCGAGTCCTGGCGGTCGCTGAATAACATCGCCGTATTGTATCGGGTAGAATGCGGCGGGCTCGGTGAGAGCCTGCCTGGAGATAGTAGCGGCGGCAAAGCCGTCAGCGCAGTTAGCGTGGTAAAGTACGTGGTGCATCAGATTGAAAAGAGGATTTGTGTGACTCGAAGTTTTGTTTTGGTCGTGCGGCCGCCCTTTGGGCCTTCGCCTTCCGTGGTTTGTAGTTTTGCCAGAATCGTGACGAGGGCGCCGGCTTGGAGTTTTTTGAGCGATTCGGCCTGTCCGCCATGTGCCACGAGGCCTAGCATATTGTCCCGAGTCCGCCTGACACCATCAGCCCCGGTCCATTCTTCATGGTTTGCCAGGCTGGCGGTGCAGTACGGCCGGTTGGAGTCATCGAGTTTGTATTCCGGCGCCGTGATGAGCCGGCCCTCGATAATTGCAGTGTTGAGGTGGCTCATGTAGTTGGGAAAAGGTTGTCGGTGATGAGAAGATTGAGATAAACAATGCCACGCTCAGTAATCTGGTAAGTCGGGTCTTTGCCCGGATCTGCGAGGGTAACCAGTCCATGCTTAACAAGTTGGCCAAGTGGAGAACTGCGAAAGGTTTTTCGTAACTCGGTGATGGAGATTGGGCGCCCGGCCGAAAAGCCTCTGAGCATAAGGTTGGCATCCCCGCCGCATCCCCGGAGAAGATGCGGCCATTTGTTGAGCCGGCTCTGTATGAGAGATTGAGAGGCCATGTTAATAAGCAGGGAAGGTTATTTCACGACCTGTCTCCATTTCAAAGCGCCGGAAGGCTGCCTCCAGTCGGTTTACACGATCGTCCAAAGTAAGCACCTCGGGTTCTTTGTACTTCTCAATGCCGGCAGCCTCGCGGCTGGTTTGGAGATTAGTGGGCGTAATATCGAAGCCGAGATCCTTGGCGGCTTGGATTGCGAGCGCTGCATCGGTTAAGTTTTCGGCCTCAGCGATATGCTCCGCGAGCCACCCGAAAAGAAGAAACTGCTGGCGTTTATTGTGGCCAACTCGCACCGGCACTGGCGCCAATGGTGTAGTTGGTATTTCCACGGGTGTCAGGTTGAGGTCGGGAGTAGTTGGCGTGTTAGTATCTTCCATGATGTTTAGGTATCGGTTTGTTTTTTATGCGTCTGCTTTTGGCAGAAATTTATGAAGCCACACGATTTGCCGCGTGATGTCCGCTAGTTCGTTGGGGTTGCCGGCGGCTTGTTCGATGGCGGATTGCAGCACCGGCAGCAGAGCGGTTTTGATTTCGGTATAAGTGCTCAGTTCAGAACCGGTCCAAAACTCGATTTTGTAAGGTGCGTGAAGGTAGAGATGGGGCTCGTTATTGAGCAACAGAGCTTTGCCACTCGGCAAATTCCAAGCCGGCGCCTTCACGAGCCAAAGCGCGCTAACTTGGGCGCCGGTATAGCGCGCACGGGCACAGAGTAAGTGCGCTGGTGCCTGCTGTGTGGTCCGGCTCAGGCATGTTGCCAACTCGATGGGGTAAACGTGAGTAGCGTGCAGAGGCTTAGCGCAGATAGCACAAGTGTAAGAGGTGGTTTTCATTTCGCGGGGGTGTCAGGGAAAAACTGCGGAATTATGGTATGGCTCGCTCGGAGTTTCTTAAATTCGTAAAGCGAGATCGAGATCCGCTTGATGTTGTATTGAATTTCCTGGGTCCAGTATGCTGGTGCATAGCGGACCCCGTCAGGCGTCTCTGCGCGCGGCATCGGCGGGTTCCACACAAAGTTCACGCTCGTGAGATTTGCCACGGGCCGGGCGAGGTTTACGAGTCGGCTGCCGCGCACGTCGATGAAGTCGTAACCGGCTATACCCACGGGGGCCACAATGCTTTTGTCAGGGTTCTCCAGCGCAAGAAGAATTTCCTCCATGTTCCTGTCCTGCACACTGCGGCTGTATTTCTGTGCGGGTGGTGACCGGTCACTGTGCAACATTTCGAGGATGGCGAGGAAGGCGTCATCGTAAATGAAGACAGAGTCGAAAATTTCCCGGCGCCGGTCTGGCACACCTTTGACATTTACAGGGCAGCGCGTGAGAAGGCGCTTATTGATTTCATCGGCGAGTTTGGCGCTCATGGGGTTATTTGGTAAATTGCCACTCGGCTTCCAGTTCTACGATTTGCCGCTCCAGTGTATGCAGGCGAGTTGCCGCGGTTTGGCGTTCGGCGTCGGTGTGGAACGACTTGCGGCCTAGTTCTGCTGCCGCCGCCTTGGCCTGCATGTATTGCGCGTAGGCCGCCTTGCGAGGCATTGGAGCCTCGACACTGCCGGCGGTAGGGCGCTTGCTGCCAATAACACGATTTGCCCGGTGGTTTGAGCGTGCCTTGAGATGCGCGGCGAAGTTGGTCACTGCCTGCCCGCGGTCGTCACTGCCGCCGCGGCCTTCGATCTCCAGCCAGACGGTTGCTGCATAGTCAGGATCAACACCGATAGTGTTGGCGATACTTCTGGCTTGCTCCTCTGAACTTGGGAATCCTGCCCGGCGGAGTGTGAGTGTCTCTGAATTACTCTTATCTTCTCTGATCTTATCTGCCTGCACGGTAGGCGTTACGGTAGGCGTTACGCTATCCTCACGCGTAACACCTGCTTGAAGTCTCTTTTTATCCCGCCACCGCTGTTGCCTCTGGCTATTGGTGCCGCCCTTGCCTGCCTTCGAGGGGGCATTGTGCTCGTTGAAGTTTGGCAGGGTTACGGTCATCGTGGTGGCATCTGCCACGGCATAGCCAACTGAGGCCATAGCCTGCCCGAAACCTGGGACGTGTGATAGGCTGTCGATGATTGTGAGTGACGCATGGCGGAACACGCCATCTACCGTGTGACGGTTTGCTTCGACCCATACACGCACGAGAGACGATACCGTAACATCTACCATAACGTCACGCGTAACGGTCGGAGTTACACCAAGTAAGTCACGAGCGGACGGGTTAAGCACATAACTTGAGGCGCTCATGGAGAGCATATCAGCCATGGCGATGACGCGCGGATCGGAGTGCAGAGACTCGCGAACTTTGATCCAGGGTTGAGACATTGGGCAGAAAAGGTTGGGTTGTGTCGCGTCAAGCAGGCTAACTGGAGCGCCTTAACTTGGCTAAGTGGCGGCTGAGAGCGGTGCGCAGCGCGGCGGCGCTATGATTCTGCCACTCGGGTTCTTTCACCAACTCACGCACGACGTGGGCCGGCCGTACGTGGTCCTGGAGCACGAGGGCGCTAAGTGTAGCCATCAATTCCGGCGGATAGAGGGTCCGCGCGATTGGGCGTTTCTGCTGTCGAACTCGTGCGGCAAAATTACTGTAGTTCATAAACGAGATTCTAGGGTGCCTCGGCTTTATGCGACAGATGACGCTATGTGTGAAATCCAGTCTTGCACGGTATGGAGTTTCGCCGCCTCATCGTCGTCAAGGTCGAAGCCAAATTCAGTTTCCACCGACATGCCAATTTCAATGATGTCGAGTGAGTCGGCCCCAAGTGAGGTGTGCTCATTGCGCTGCAGCTCGGGCACATGAACGTCTGAGATGTAGGCCTGCGGGGTAATCTCCGCCGCGTCGATGCCGAGGTGCTCAATTAAAATGGACGTGAAGGCGGCGAGAATGATGTGACGGCTAGTGTGCATAAAATGGAGAAAAGTGGGATTCGAGGGTGGTGCTGGCCGAACCAGAAAGCGTGATCCCAGCGGGGCGGCGGTAACAAAAGTCACCACAATAACGCCCCCACCCTCGAAAATGGTTTAGACAGCCGAACTGCTAAGTCTTTGGGCTTCCTGCGCGGCTGGTGCTTCGCCGTGGAAAAACTCGGCAGAAGGATGAGTATCTCTCCACGCCTCGGTTTTATCTTTCCACGCCGTGTCAATCAAGTAGTCGATATGGCGGAGATCGAACCAAAACGTCAGTTTACCCTCGGTAACTCGGTGACTTATTTTTGCCTTAACTGCAAATGGCTCATCACCATCAAAGAGCGGTATCCCGAGAGTGATCTCGGTAATCAGCGTGCTGCACTGCTCGCCATTCCTCTCCGAGCTGTAAGCCAACTTCATTTCACCGGTGGCGGTGATGATGCTGGACTTAAAAACTTCGGTGCGCGTGGCCTCCAGTGTCTCAGCAAACGTCAGAACGGCGGCGCCTTCGGGCTCCCGGATGTCCTCAATATACTCCTCGAGAAACAGCGCAAAGGCTTCCTGAGTCATCTTCTGGCCATTCTTTGCCTGCCAGATTTTGAGCTGCCGCGACTTGACCAAGGCCACCGTGGCCCGGAAGTCCATCCAACCAGGCGCGCCGGCCGCATGATGATTGAGAATGGCAGTGAAGCGCAGTGTATTACGGTCGGCGTAAACTACTGGGTTCATTCCTGAACCGCTGCCGGCGAGGCGGTTGATGTAGGAGTGCAAATCCGCCAGGCTTAGCAAGCTGACGTTGCCAATGGGTCGCAGAGGCGCCGGCATGAGGTATGCCATGCTATGCAGCATGACTTGTTTAGAGACCGCGACGAGAGGCTGCTTCCCGTGCGGGAGTTCAAGCATGAAGTGCACCGGCGCCGCCGCCGCTTCCGAAATGCGTTGAATAGCTTCTGCCTCGGTCAGGGTTGTCTGAGGATTGTTGTCGCCGTCTTGTGGGGGTGTTTTCATGGAATGAGTGTGGAGTTTGAGATTGAAAAATTACACGCGGCGAATGTCTGACTTCGCCGGCGGTTCAACCACCCGTAGCGGCGCGCTGTCAGGAGTCGCGACCGTGCGCAGGTCCATCTCCATCTGGTTTGGGTTGCGGCTGAGGAGTTGGCCTTTTTCGCTGATAAACAGCAAACTCGGGTGCTTTTTGCACTTCGGCGCCTTGATGCTGACATCGTAATCAATCTCGATCTGAGATTGACCGGCGGGGGTGAGGGTAATGCACAGGGTAAATTTGCCCTTCTTGCCCAAGGTAAGGCAGGCAATATTGAGTTCCTGCAGTCGCTCATCAATTTCCGCTACCATGTCTCCCTGGTCGATGCGGCAAAAGCCGATGATGGCCTCGCTATTGATAGCGGTAGGCCGGATGTCTTCGGGCACCGCAAGATAACGGTGGGACTTTGGCGGGCTCGGAAGTGTGATTGAATCTGAGAGTTCGATGGCGGCGTTTGGTTTCATGGTATCGGGTATCGGTTTGTTTGTTCAGCGCGCGCAGATGTCATGTGACAAGTCTGCACTGATGAAAGTAGTTCGCTCAAATAGAGCTGTAGCGTGTGGGCAGAAAGTATAGACAGCCCGTGTATCTTCCATGGCGATGCCATGGGTATGCTTCTCAACTGAGAGCACGGTGCCATCCATGGGACCGCCAAACAAGTGAGCCAACTCGGTTTCTGTAGGTTTTTCCTTCATTTGAAAAATTCGTCATCATCCATTCTTGGGTTCCTGCTTGCCCGCAAGCCTGCCCGATAACCGTCAATCCATTCCGGGCCGTAGCATACAACTCTCAAGAACCAGCCCAGCGCAGTCGCTACAAGCAGGCTCAAAATAAGATATGCTGTTGGAACAATCATGGCTTTGAGCAGCCAAAGATTAGAAAAATGGCAGCCAGCAAGCCGGCGCCTAGAACTATAGCTGCGAGTGCGTCCCGCCAAAACGGTGGTGGTGAGTCATACACGCTGAGGCTGTCTTGAAGACTTGGTAGGTGCCGAGTCAGGTCTATTTTGGGTGTTGGCGAACCTCGTAACTTCATGGTTTAGGGAGTTGAATGGTGATGCCGTCTTCCCGCGAGATGTCCACAACCTCCAAGGGTGCGATTTTGGAGACCTTCGGGAAAAACTCTTCAACCTCATCACTGTAGGAACAGTGAACGTAGAAGCTTTGATTCGAGCGGCCTTTGCGACACCAATGCCGATTTGACTGTGCCACTGGTGTGAGGCGCATGAGTCCTTTGTCGCTATCGCTGCCAACATCGAAGCGCATGGCGGACCGGTCAGTGATACCAGCGCTGTGTGCCAAAGAACTGGTGATACGTACCACTAGGGAGAGAGAATCGTTTCTCTTGTTCGTGGCCACAAAGTATGCAGCCGGGGCAGCCTGTTTCAGGCGTTTGGAAGAGCGGGCAGGGCGGAACATATCAGTTGAAAGCGGTTTTAAGGTCGATGAGTTCCCATTCACCCGACTCATGCAGAAGCGTTTTCAAAAGCTCATTGCGGGGTTCGAGATCCATTAAAAATAGCGCAGCAATTTCAGCTCGGATTTCGGCCGGCAGATCGGCCAGCATGTCGAACAAATTGACGGCGGGCACTCCAGCCCAAGTTGCGCTGACAATATGGTTGGACCACATTGACCAAATTAGGCGCCGGACATGCTGACCGGTTGTGGTGGTATAGGCGGCACTTTTGAGCACGCCGAGAAGTAAAGGTGTTGTCATGAAAGTTACGGGTGTTTGCCGTCTCTCCGGCTGTCTCTGTTTTTCCCGTCGTTCGTTCGGGTCGGTCGGCATAATCAGGTGGGAATAATCTCAGAAGAGATTTTTAGCAGAGCCTCCTTAATAAGTTCAATCATCGTGATTTTTCGGCGGGTCGCCATCGTTTGCAGCCGCGCGGAGTAATCCGCGGGCAGCTCTGAAAGTATTTTGGAGGTGACAAGGTCTTCGTGCGTCATGTTATACAATGTGCATATAGCAGTATGCACAAAATACAAGTGGTCAACGATAACTTGCACAATGTAGAAAATAAATTATGGTTACGGCATGAACACGCAAGCAACTCTAACCAGGTCACAGGTAGAAATGTGGCTGAAACAGCACGGCCGAAGCCGCTCTTGGCTGGCAGAGAAGACTGGGTGCGAAGTGGGCACCGTGCATACATGGTTCAGTACCAGGGGGCTGCCATCAGGGGCGCGTGCTGCCATCGTGGCGCTGATGGCTTTAGATTCCGCCACCGCTGCCTCTGCCAATGCCAATGCCTCTGCCAATGCCAATGCCTCTGCCAATGCTGAACTCGGGTTGATTGAGTTTACCACTCACGAGTTTGAGCGACTCGAAGCCGCAAGGGCAGCGGTAGGCAGCCCAACCCGGCCGGCATTTTATCGTGACGCAATCATGCAGTATGTGCATGACATTGAAGCGGCTGATAAATCCGTGGCCGGCACAGTGACGCCGTGAGGCAACACTTACGGCTTAATAATGCGCTGTACCGTGCCATCCTTGTGATGGACCTCCCACACTCCCGGTACTGCTTCGATAATGACATCCCCGGTCGAGGTGGTATATGCACCGCTGCCTATACCAATAATGGTTGTTACTTTGCCTGCCGGCGCGCTGGCCGGCTTGCTCGGCGTCGCCGTTGCTATAGGCTCGGCGGCCGCCTCTGCTATCCTGCCTCGGCTCCATTCGATAATTTGAGAGAGTCCACGATCGGGGCGCGCAAGCAAGGCCACCGATTCAGGTTGTCCCTGTGCCGCCCATACCCGCACGGCATCGGCGTATTGAGTCATCCAGTACCATTCAGGGCTGGCCTGGTCAAACATATCAGGGTGCCGAGTCTGAGCCTCTGCGAGAGCTTGCTGATATTGCGCGTCAGTGCCGGCCGGGGATTGCAAACAAATCAGGCAGCACAGGAGGCAGAGCCAAAAGCTTTTCATGTTCAAAATATCCACTCATGAATGCAAAAAAACAATCGCAAAGTGTGATCGGTCTGAAAGTCTGGCGCGGCTTGACGGTGGATGATCTGCCGCAAACCTACGCGCAGGACCGGCGATGGTGTTGGCCATTCTTCAAGCGCGGAACCTGGCCACCGGCCTGCTGGAAGGTGCCAACGGAGCTGGAAGGGCCGGCGCTCATGATGATGCTTGAGGAGCGCGCGAGGGCTCATAATGTGCCGCGTGGTCAACCGGTGCCAACTACACGACGCCTGCCTAGACAGGGAGGCAAGGTGAAGTGACACTCCGGCTGTGGCTGCCAGGGTATCACACTCCCAGTCTGAACCGCACACAAGGGCGGCATTGGACGGTAGCACAAGCTGGCAAGCAGGAGGTGGCGCGCGAAGTTCTCAAAGCATTGCCAGTTGGAGCTACAGCAAGTTTGGCCCTCGCTCGCAAAGTGCTGCTGCTACTCCAAGCCGGCGGGGCTGTTGCAAAAAAGGTTGCGGCTCTTCATGCCGCCTCAAGATTGGAAGTGCGTGAGGGGCTCACGCGCGTGCATTATGTGAGGGTGACATGCGCGCCGCTCGATGCCGAGAATTTTGTCGGGTCAACCAAGGCGCTCACAGATTGCCTACGCTATGCGTTTCCGGCCATGCTGCCGGATGATAGGCCGGAAGATGTGGAGATTACCCATACCCAAGAACGGTGTGCATCCCGCATCGAGGAAGGTACTTGGGTGCATCTCACTGCCGTATCCAATACAGGTTCAGAGTAAAGCTATACAGGATTCCACTCCGCCTATACAGATGCGGCCGAAAAAATTAACACTTAGGCCGGTGTTAATTTTGCCACCATGTCAGTCCTACTGCACTATTTCTGGTCAAAATCGTGCAGTAGGTTTCAGGTTGACTGATGCTTCCGGCGTATGTCGGTCTCACTCCAAGTCGGTTGACAGTGAGATTGATTCCACGCTAGCAGAAGCGGCAGGGCCTCGGACTCGCTTATAGCGAATCCACGGACCAATGTAACGGCAGCGTTAAAAGTGGCAGTGTCTCCACCGCTTCCCTCTATGGCGGGCGGCATCCGCTCTAGATACGCGGAAGCGCGTTCGAGTATTGTATTCATGGGCGCAGTTCTGGGTTGCGCCGCGCACCAGTTGAGGCAATTTCACGTCTTTCCTTCGCAGGGAGAAGCCGCGTTACCCTTTGCCGGGTGCGCGGCTTTTTTATGCCTGGGCTTCGAGATCGATACGTTCGATCTCGCTTATGGCGAAACGAACGCCACGGCCAAGAAAGGAGGCTTGCAACGCTTTCTTGCAGGCATATGCCTGCAAAATAACGTTGCAAGCATGTGCGGCTATCGGAGGAGCAGCCCTGGGGCTCGGGCTTTGATACGTTCGTATTCGCGCATAGCGGTGTCGAGGGTTTGGCGCTCCAAGCCGGTGAGGCTAGCTCTAAACTTGGTTTGCTGTTCCTGCCCGCGAATGATCATCAGCGGGTTCTTGTAGAATAGTAGTTGCTGCACGTCCTTAGCATTCTGGATCGGCGCCCCCATGTCTTTTAGTTTAGCCTTGATATTCGCGATGGCTGCCAAGTTTGGTGTGTCCTGTGCGAGCACGGCAAATAGGGCTTTGCGGGCGCGGCTCTGCGGCGTGGTGCTGCCGTAGTCCATGCCCTCTGTGCTTGGCACTCCGTTCTTTTTCCGCCAGTCCTCGGCGATTCGATAGAGGTCGGGGGTAGCATTCCGCACGTCCATACCAAAAAGGGCACGGCCTACGGCCTGGGTAGGGCTGCGTACTTCGAGCGTCTTGTTAGTGCTGCGTTCGCCTGCATGAAGCAGCGTTGCAAAGCCGGTGCCGCCGGGCAGGAGTGGAGGCAGCACAGTTTTGGCCACATTATCGGCACGCGCTGCCAATTTCTCAGCGGCAGTCATGTTGTTCTCGACAAAGGTGCGGTCGCCAAAGGTGTCTTTGCCGGTCATCTGGCTGTAGAGCATGGAGCCGATAGGACCGGCCGCTACGAATGAGCGGAGAGTCTTCTGCCACCAGTCTTCGCTATCACCGCCTTCGACTCGGTTGCCCATGAAATCGACAAACGGGTGGATGGCGGAGATGTCGAACTGTTGCAGTTGCCCCTGGTCACTACGCACGGGCAGAAGCATCGAAAACAGCGGCACGCCACCGAGCGGCGTCGGGCCGAGGAGCTTGCCCCCCTTCCCTCTCATGTCACGCTTCACCTGCTCCAGCTCGTCATCATCGAGGCCCATGGCGAGCGCTGATAGGAATGTGATGAGTGATGGCACGGCCAGGCCGGCGGCGAGCGCAATGGGGCGTTCCTTGAGTGCATTGCCAAAGATGCGGATGCTTTCACGGTAGAAGCCCAGGAAAGGCATGGCGGTGCGGCCAAGTAGTTTCAGGCTGGCACTGGTGCCGCCGTCAAAGTAGGGGAACCAGTGGCGGACATGATCACGCGCGGCCTCGTTGGTCATGCCCATGGCTTTCGCCTTAAAGTAGGTGGCGAGTTTGAAGAGTTCATCCTCGGCCTGATAGAGCGCGGCGATTTGGTTGTAGCTCTTATGCAGCGGGTTCTTCGCCCATTCAGGCAGCACCTTACCAAAAGCCTTGCCGATGCCGAGCAGCACGTCTGGCTTGCCATCATCAGCAATAGTGGCGGGATCGGGCAGGAGTTGGCGGAGCGTCTGGCGCAGTTCGGCGCTGACAAAGTCGGCACCGAGCACGCCCATGTCATAGGCTTCTTGGAGATCCCTGCCACCGTTGCGCATGGCGCTGAGTGCCTGCTTGTAGAAGGTCACGTTGCCGGGATTCCAAACACTGGTGCCAGCGAGCTGCGAAAAGAACACATTGCCGAGCACATTGCGAACGTGCGTGCCTGGATTGAGCACGGTCTTGCCAGTCTTCCACCAGCCGAGGAGTGTGTCATAGAGTTGCAGGGCGATGCCTGGTGCCTCGACCATTTCGAGGAGTTGGCCGGCGATGTCATCCATCACGAAGCGGCCCGCCAAGCGGCCAAAGCGTGGGTTGTCGGGAATCTCGGTGAAGCCAGCGACTTGGACATCTGAGATCCATTCAGGCTTGCTGGCCACGAAGTTGAAAAACTCCGCCGTGCTGTTGTCATGCACCATCTGCGCCATGTAGCGCGAGATCGAGTAAACCGGGTCCATGATGAGGCCGGCGTGCTCTTGTTCATCGACGCTCAGCGGGGCGCGTTTCTCGAATCGGTAACGCTGGGCGCGTGTCAGTTCCTTGATGCGGCCTTGCAGTTCGGCATTGAGTTTGGCAGGGGCGCGGAGATCGGCCAGCGTGAGGCCACGGTTGGCTTTGTTGCGGCCTTGCAGCTCGGCCAAGACATTCCCGAGAATGAAGTCCTCATAGAACGCATCGCGGTGGCCCTGGTTTTTGAAGCGCCATTGATTGCCCTGGTGATTGATGAGCCGGGGTTCACCGGTGGCGTCTTTGTTTTCACGATCCGCGATGTGCCATGCCGTCGTGCGCTGGGCACCGATGTCTTTGAGCCCGAGGCGGAAACGCTTGGTGATGGATTTCTCACGCTGCACATCTTCCTTGTAGAAGTGCGGCATGTAACCGGCTTGCAAATTCTCGAAGGTTTCGAGAGACATGCGGCCCTGTTTCACGGCCTCGCGGCCCTGGTCCACGAGCAGCTCACGCAGGCGCGTGGCAAGGTCTTGCAGGGATTGCGGCAGGGCGCTGAGTGGCTCCTCACCCTTCATGGCGAGGTAGAGTTTCCGGCGCCACATCGGGTTACTGGCGAACTCCGGCGGGTAGGCGATGTCGGAGAACTTGGGATTGCCAGAGAGCGCGCGGACAAGGTCCATGGCCTTCTGACTGCCCACGGCGGTCTTGATCTCCATCTCACGCTTGTGAGCAGCGACCTCACGCGGCAGCACTGAGTCCGGGAAGAACTCACGCTTGAGCGCGTGCGCGGCTGCCACGAAGGGCTTGGCATTTGGCGCAGACTGCCACTTGGCGACGGCGTCACCGGCTCCCGTGCTGGCGTTAAGGTGCGCAGCGAGGTCGGCGAGCTTGGCACTGGCGGCGCGGTCCAGGTGGTTCCAGCCGAGGGCGGCGAGGGGGGAGGCTGTTGTCGGAGCCTTCTTGCTTTGGGCAAGAACGGTGCCTTTGAAGAGGATGTTGTTCGTCTCAGGATTGAAGCGCTGGCTGAGCGGGATGACCTTGCCTGATTCGTCGCGGGTCACGGGGTCGGCGGATTTGATCTGGTTCGGGGTGAACGCAACCCAATCGTCCCGGTAAACATTGCCATCCGTATTACTCTCACGCACAACGATGCCATCAAAGCCGAGTTGTTGTAACCTTTCGCGGATTTGTGATGCGGGTATTTTTCGACTACTGCGGTAATCTTGGAGTTCTTCAAATCCTTCAAACTCCTTTGGATTTTTGATGAACAGAAAAGCATCCGTGACACTTCCAACTGATGTATCTCCGATTAGAAGATCACCCTTCATCTCCCATTTTTCAGGACCGCCTTCAAAACGATTGGCAAATTCTGCTGCTACTTCTTCCGCGTTCCCGGCATACTCCGATGAGTTGGATGGGGCCGCAAACCACACGCCAAGATGACGTGTGTGTGTGGAAACCTGATCTGCTGGCACCTTGAAAATCTGAATACCCTTTTGCGTGGTGCCATGGTAGGCGTGCATGGCTTCACCTTTGAAGAGAACAGCACCCGCCTCCTTCGCCGCCTCGTCCACCATGCGCTGAGCCTTCGCTAAGTCCCCGGCGGCCACGGCCTGCATGTATTCGGCGTCGTTGTTGGCAGGTGCCACGGTGCCTTTGAAAAGCCGGTTGGCCCGGTCGCCGAGTTGCTGGGACTGTTTGGCGGCTGCCTGCACAATGGCACCAAGGCCTGAAACATTCTTGAGCGTGTCGGTCGTGAGGAGGCCGATGACTGGGTCATTGATGCGGGCGTTTCCTTGGTGGTCACCGATGTAGTTATCTTCATGCAGGTCGAGCACGAGCCATGGGCGCCCTTTGACGATGGCGACTTGGGCGCGTTGGCCAGCTTTGGCGTGGGCACGTAGGCTATCAGGTATATCGACGGCGCCTGAGCGATTGAGGGAGATGTCACGGCGCTCCATGCTTCTGCCGGTGTCACTGCCGATATTGGGCCTCGGTGACATAGGTTGTTTCAGGTAGATGTGGCCATCAGCACCGATGGCGGCTATCTCAGTGGGGGTGCCACCCATGTCAGACATGACGGCTAAGCGCACTGCAGTTGCTCTAGGGTTCTTAGCCGGTTGGTAAGACCACTCCAAGCGTTTTAGATTGGTATGGCCGACGTGCGGCCAAATACCTCCACTGGGGTTCTCGGAGAAGTCCTTGAGCTTCTTGTAAATGACGCCGGCTGCATGGTCGAGATAGATCATGGACTCCACGCCTGCATCATTCACGGGCAAGGCACGAATAGCCTGCTCCTGAGCTTCTGTCAGCACAGGCACACCAAAGGCTTGAGCCAGCTCAGCGGCTAGGCGTGGGCCGGGGCTCCAGTCGAAGTTTGGGCGCGCAAAGGCACCTCCCTTCCTAAGTGGTCCAGCTTCATTGAGGCGGTCGAAATGGACATCGCGTATCGCTTGTCCTTGTTCAGCGGTAACTCGTGATCCTCGAATAAACGATTTTCCGGCAGTCCGGCTGTCCAGTTGATTTGTGACTCCTTCATGATCGGTACCATACACCGATTTATTGCTCATTGCAAGGCGCTCGGGGCGGTTCTCGGGGTCTTCCTGTTCAGGTCGGAGTTCGTAATTGTAAACTTCCTCGTCGGTAAGCCGGCGGTTGTAGTCGAGGTAGCCATGGCGGCTGCCGCCTTCAGTATGTGCAATCAGCCCTTCAGTAGGGTGCGTGTTAATGCCTGGGGGTCTGGCACGCATTTCATAGCGGTAGCTTTTGGGCGCTTCTGGCAACTTGCCATCACGGCCAGACATCAGTGCTTTGATGGCAGAGGCTCGTTCATTATCGGCAGTGACCGGAGTAATCAACGAGGGGGTGAGGCCGAGGACTTCGCTCGGGTCATCGAGGAAGACGTGGGCTTTAACTTTCTTGCTCCACCTGCCGCCGGCGGATTCGAGGGCGCGGTTCACCTTCTCGTATAGCTTGCGGTCGAGCGTATCAGGCAGCACGAGCCGGTTAGCGGTGATGACGGCGCTTTCAATGGCGCGTTGCACCTCGGGACTCATGAAGTCGGGATCAGGCGCCTTCATTGGGCCAAGTGGCTGGCCGTTGACTTTAGGTGGGCCTTTGGGGGCATTCGGGTCCGGCTCCTGGTGAGCCCCGGCCTTTTCAGCAAGCCGGGCAGATACGGCTACGTCTTCGGCTTCGAGCGCGGCAAGGCGGTCGTGGTCTGGCCAGGCAGTCGCTCTGGAAAGCGCCTCGCGAAGTTTGGCTTCGGCCGCGGTATCGCGGATAATGTCACGGTCGATTTGATCAATCGAATCTTGCGCCACGCCGGCTCTGCTGCGCAAGCGGTTGATGAGTCCGGCGGGTCCGTTGAAGCTGTTGCCCCAAGTACTGGCTGCTCCGTCACTGTCCAGAATGCTGCCGGGGGTGTCCTCACCGATGGCGGTGTGGACCTCGATGAACACGGGCTTGCCGTTGATGTGCATGGTCAGGGGTTTGCGCTTCTGTCCGGCGCGTTCCATGATGATGCTTTGCTCGCGCAACCAAAGTTCCATTGGCTTGGTGATGCCTTTGAAATCGGGAGCGGCGGTGTCGATGACCGTGCCGCCAAACTCATAGACGGCATCACCAGAGATGTCGGTTTCCGGGCGCACGCCTTCGGGTCGTGGAGCGGTGCGGACCCATAGCTTTTCAGCGGCGGCTTTCCTGGTGACTTCCTGGGCTCGGTAGAGCGGCGCGTTGCGCAGACTGGCTTGATAGCTCAAGAGGCGGGATTTGCGGCTGCCGTGCTCGCTGAGGTGGGAGTCACGCAGGAGGCGGAGATCCTTGATTTCCTTCTCCAGCTCAATCTTGCGGATAAAGTCGAGGTCTCCCAGGGTCCGCGCGGCCATTTCCGCAAGGTTGACGGCCATCGGGTCTGTAGGGTCGTCAAACACGTCGGAGATGTCCTCTCCCATGAGTAGCTGGGTGATGGCGCGTTGTTTGCGGGCGAGTGCGCTGTAAATGGCGCTGTCCATGCTGCCCTCGGTGCCGTAGTTAATGATGAACACGGGTTCATTCCAGGTGTCCACGCCTTCCACCTTGGCGGCGTGCATGTTGCCTTGGCGTATGATTCTGCCATTGCGCTGCTCCTGCATGGCAGGTGTGAAGTCACGGGGCGGCATGAGGTGATGAACGGCTTTCAAGCGCTCCTGCACGTTGACGCCGACTCCGAGTAACTCGGTGCTGCCAATGACAATGCGAATTTCCCCGCTGCTGACTTTCTCAAAGAGCTTGGTCTTTTTATCGTCGGACCATCCAGACTCCATTAGGAGGATATGCTCCGGCTTCACGCCGCTGGCGATGAGCTTCTTCTGCATGTCCTTGTAGAGATCGAACTCGCCCGCGCTGCCATACTCGGGGAAAGGGTGGCCGGTGAAGGGCACCAAGTAGTCCATCTTGAACTGGTTGCGCAAATCAGAGAAAATGAGCTGCGTCGTTTTGCGCTCGTGGCCTGCTTTGTAGATTTCCACCACGCGGCGGATAGCCACGTTGACCTTGCTATCAGCGTGGTCGGGAGCGGTAGGCGAGATGAGACGTGGATCGAGCGCGGCGGCAATGCCGGCAGCCATGGTCTGAATCGGTGCCGCCCCGTACATTTCCTTTTCCTCCTTGTCGGCGCCCTTCCAGAGTTCACCGACACTTCGCACCCAGGCGTTGAACTGGTCATTGCTGGGGGTGGTGTCGATAATCTTCATTTCCGCTTCACCGCCGTCGATGGCGGGCACGTCGAGGCCGAGTTTATCATTGCCCATCGCCACGTCGAACATGCTGCGAATCATGGTGATGAGTGCCGGCCCGTTCTGGAATTTCACAAAGCGGCTCTCCATCTTGGGAGTGCCGCTCCATGCCATTTCGGGGGCGGTCACCATCTGGCCAAAGCTGGTGGCGAAGTCATCAAAGTTGCGGATACCATAGTCCTCCAGGATGTCCGGGGCCATGAACTGCATCATGATGAAGGCCTCGGCGATGGAGTTCTTCACAGGTGTGCCGGTGGCGAGGAAGATGTTCTTTCCACCGGTCTTCTTTTGCACATCCCGCACCTTCAACATGAAGTTAATGGCACGCTGGCTGTCTTTAGACGAAGGCACACCTTTGACGCGGCCCATGCGGGTAATGATGGGGAGAGACTTGTAATTATGCGCCTCGTCCATCAGGATGGCATCGACGCCGAGATCCTCCCAAAATACGGCCGTGTCGGCGCGTTCGGCTAGATCGTTGAGCATCTTTGTCCGGCGCTCTTTGAGGCCGAGTAGGATGGTTTGCAGATTGCGCACCTTGCTCTCGTCCTTGGTGCGGGTCAGTGCCTCTTTGAGTTCCTGAATCTGGCTGTCCATGTAGTCCTTCACGGCGCTATCCTTATTCGAGATGAGGTCAAATTTGGAATGTGGCAGGATGACAGTGTCCCAGTTGCCGGTAGCAATCTTTGCCACGAGCCGGCGAATGTTCTGCTTCTCGAAGTCCTTGGTCGTAGGCACGAGCACGCGGGCGGTGGGGTAGGCCTGCATGTAGGACTTGGCAAACTGGCCTAGGGTCGAGTTCTGCACCACAATCATAGGTTTCTGCGCCATGCCGAGGCGCTTCAACTCGTAGGCCAGCATGATCAGGTTGAATGATTTACCGGAGCCTACTCCATGTGCCATCATGCCACGCCGGAGCGAGAGGAACCGGGCAAGCACGGCGCGCCGGAAAGGCTTGGTGTGGACGTGGCCGGTATTGAGTCCTGGGAACTGCAAATACTCGCCTTTGTGCTGCGGATTGACGTAACTGTTGTTCGTGACGTTGAAGGCGTCTTCACTGGCCTGCCAGACTGGAACGGGCGCCGGCGTGGGCGCTCCTGCCAGCTCTTCATCGGGCATGACGGTCACGGGCACTTCGGAAGATTTGACGAAGGTGACGAAGGCTTGGCGCATCTTATCGAGCGCGTGGCGGGCTGCTGCGGTGGCTTGATGGTCGAGGGATTTGTCATCGCCTTTACCGTCGTAGATGAGCGGCTCGGTCATGTTGAGCGCGTGCTTCATCAGCGTATAAGGTCCGGCTTTTTCGGTGCCAAAGTCCTCTGTGGTGAAAAGGTGGGGGCCGTGGAAGTTCCACGAGTTACCCGCCGGCTCATAGGTGACAGTGTCCGTGCCGCCAAGTTGGTCGGCGATGAAGGCGTTATACACCTCCATAGGTAGCCAGCGCGCGCCTAGGGTCGGCGTGATGCGGCCAATACTCTTGCGCTCTGGCATGGCCTGCGTCAGGGCATCGACGTTCTTGTTGAACTTGGGATCAGTCTTGGCTGCTTCTTCAGCGGTTTCCAGTCTGGCGCGGACATTGCCGCTGAGGTAGCTTTCCGCCGTCTCGTAGGTGCTGGTAGCCGGGTCTTCAAACACGTCGGCCTCGGCATCGAGAAGTTGGCGCACGGTATCGCTATCGGTGCGGAGCAGTTGAGCCATGTAAGTCGGCTGCAAGGTGCCCGTCCATGCAAGGGAGGTTTCCAGTGCCTCGCGGATGTTTTTGGCTGTGGTAGGTGCCTCAATGGGTGGCGTGATGCGCTTGGTGAGGATGTCGGCTTTCTTGTAGCTGTAGGTCTTCTTGGCGGTCTTCTTGTCGATGGCGACGACTTCATTCTCCAGCGCAGCGGTCAGCGGGTGGGCAGGATCGCCAAAGAGGAAACTATGCGCGTTCGGATACCGTTTAGAGATGGCCTTGTGTTTAAGGACGTGGGAATCATAGACCACGTTGAGACGGGCGCGGAGTGCATCGAGGTGGCTTTCCTTGGCGCCTTGCTGAATGGATGCCTCAATGAGTTCCTGGGTGGCTTCATGCACCGTCTTCCACGAGCGCCAGACTTTGACGAACTCGGGGTTGAGCCCCCAGTCGGCTTCTTCGAGACTGCCATCCGGCTGCACCTCGTAGATTTTGCCATCGCGCTCGATATGGCTGAAAGGCTTGTCGCCTCGGCTGGCGTTGCCGGCGTTGTTGGCAGCGGGAGCCTGCTGGCCCATGATGTTTTTAGGCAAACCGGGGATCAATGCCTCCAGGGCTTTCATGACATCCATGCCCTCGGGGGCTTGGACGGCGTAGGCGCCCCCGCGATACATGGAGCCTTCCAGCGTGTGAGTGCCAAGCACGTTCTGCGGGTGATTGATGAAATACTCGTTCACCATGATCGGCGCGGATACGGTGATGCGGGCAGCGCCTCGGTCGCGGGTGTCTTCGCTGGTGATGGGGCCCAGCCGCTCGGCCTCTTTGCGCAAGTCAGCGAGAAGCTGCCCGTCGCTTTGTTTGAGCGTCACGGGTGCCCGGCCTACTTCTACGAGATCACGCCAGGCCTCGCCCTTGAACGGAGTGCCATCGGGCTTGCGGATGATGATGATGTCAGTGGTGACTTCGGTGCCAGCATTGGCCTTAAAGGCGTTATTGGGCAGGCGGAACGCGGCCACGAGATCACCTTTGGAGGCGATGAACTCCCGCTGCTTGATACGGTTCTGCAAGGTGCCGTCACTGGTGATGAAGGCCACGAGTCCGCCGGGCTTCACCTTATCGAGCGCGTGGGCGAAGAAGAAGTTGTGTAGGTTGAGATTTGGAAAACCCTTCTTTTTCGGGCCAGTTTGGTGGAAGGGCACGTTGGAGATGAAGAGATCGAGCGAGCCATTCGGCACGCGCGCCTCCTGGAATCCCATACCGCTGGCTATGCGGGCTGGGTTGCCGCCTTCCTGCTCGTTGACGGTGATTTCAGGGTAAAGTTTGGCAAGCAGGCGGGTGGTGAGTTCATCCAGCTCTGTGCTTTGCCAGCGGGTGCGGTCGGCGAGGGTGCTGGGCTGCAAGCCGATATAGTGGCCATTGCCGGCGCTGGGCTCCATGGCGCGTCCGCCTTTGAAGCCGAGATGCTCGACCATCTTCCACATCGCACGGATGACGGGAGCGGCCGTGAAGTGGGCGTTGAGGGTGGACAGGGCGGCGCTGTCGAACTCCTCCTGCGTCATCGCTTCCTTGAGCAGTTTATGCGTATCGCGGTGGTTCTCGGACCATGAGCGCAAATAACCTGGCATATAGGTCTTGTCGCTGCGGTGGTCCCAGTGCCGGCGGATACTTTCCTCGTAGCCTTCGTTGAAGGCTTCTTTGAAAGCACCCCAGCCAGTGTAGGAGGCGAGCACCTGCTTCTCTTCCGGCGAGGCGTTACGCTGCTCGTCTTCGAGCTTCTTGAGTAGCTTGATTGCGTCCTGATTGGCTTGAATCTTGGCCTTGTTACCGGTGGGAGCGAGGGTCTCGACAGTGTCAGGCACCTCGAAGTTACGATCGGACGATCCTACGGGAGGTCTTGGCCGGCCGACATTGTAATCCTTGATGAGCACGGCCTTGCCAGTGCTGTCACGGCCAAAGAATTGGCCAAAGGTATCCTTAGCTTGGCCGCGCGCATTCGATGCCCAATTATGTTGGGACGTTTCACCGTTGCGCTGGATAACAAGGAAGGGGCCGACTAGACCGTTTGTGTCGCCGGCATGAGGATCTTCGCCATCTGTGCGCAGGCCGGGCACACGGTCGCCAGGGAGGTCTTGAGATTGTCCTTCTCCGTTTCCGTCAGTTCCAAGTCCGCTAGTTGCTCCTCCACCATCGGCATTAGCTCCGCTTCCTCCGCGGCCTCCTGACTGTCCGGCGTCCCCGAATAGGGGTCCGTTTCGGCTGAGTCCGTTTCCGGCCATGCCTGTTTGGCCAAATAGGTCGTCAAAGCCGCCGGCTGTGCCAGTAGCTTCTTGAGTCCGGGGTGCGCGAGTAGGCTGTGCAGGACGTTTGGTAGTTGGTCGGGGTTGCGCATCGGTGAAATCTCCAAATAGGTTGAGCGTCTGAGCCTGCTGCAGCTTCGCCGCATTTTGGGCGGGGGTCAATAGGGTGGTGAGATCGAGGCCATTGTTGAAAGAGAAGAGATCGGGAGTGTCATCGACGGCCTTGCGGCCCATCGCGAGAGACTGCGATTCACGCGGCCGGCCATTCTCTTCGAGGATCTTGACCAGTTTAGCATCAAAAAGGACATAGTTGTGAGTTGGGTTCTTGGAAGCCTCAACCCACCATTTACCGCTGGCGGCATCGCCCTCGAAGCCGCGTGGGATGACATGTACTTCGAGATAGCCATCTGCGCGAAGTTGATCGGCGCGTGCTTGGGCTTCTTCACGAATTACAAACCCTTCGGTTACATCTTGGATGCGGCTGCCTCCATCGAGGTAGCGGATACCTGGGACACCGAGTTGTGCGAGAGATTCACTCGCCCGTCGAGCTGCATGTTCAAAGCCTCGAAGTCCGGTGGTTCCACCGGCCAGCATGTCGTAAATAGCAGACCCAGTAATCTGGTCAGATATTACCATTGGGTAGCCTCTCCGAGCGCCCTCCTGCTTCTGATATTCAAGCCATGCTGCCCGCACTTTTGAGCTTTGCAGAATCACCGGCAAGTCCCAGTCGAGGAACTCGTCCTCATCGGGTAGGAGATCCAGGGTGTAGAGGTTGCCGGTAGATAACTCGGTACTGTCAATGAATCGTGCGATGTCTGCCGCTTCGGATTCTGACACTATTTCGTCTAGGACTTGCCTTTTTAACTCGGCCTTAGCTGATTCTTTATTGCCCCTGTAATAGTTGATCAGATCGGCGGCCCTGCTTGAAGCACTCGAAGAATCAATCGGATTAGCTTTGTTCTTACCCGCTAGGTTCTCTTGATAACGCTTCGCTGTTTTTACGTTCCTTGCAAAATATAGACCCCACCCATAAGCCTGCACGCCCTCACCTGTACCAATCTTGTCGAGGCTGAACTCGTCCACCTTGTGCGGGGTGCCATGATACACAGTGCCTTTTTTCAGGATTTGTAACCCTGGTCCTTCCAGGATGGCGCCGTCTGGCATGACGGTCTGATTGCCGCCCGTGATTGCCTGAGTGAGTGCCTGCTCATCCTCCCATAGATAATTCCAGTTCGCGTCATGTGGGTCTGTCGATGTCAGTGTCCCGTCTGCGTGCATTGCACGGATGTAACCATCCAAGATGCGGATCTGCACTTCACCCTTGGACTCGTGCTCGACTTGCTTCTGATAAGCTTCAGCGGCACCGGGGAATATATCAAACGACGAACTTCCTTCGGAAACGAAGTCATCCCACCCTGTCTGATAGACCGGGTCAATGGAGGTATCGGCGGTCCATAGTGAAACGCTGCCTTTCTTGAGAGTACTGAACTCGCTGCTCTGAGGTGCATTCCAAGGCCGGCCAAACGCGGTCTTGATATGCGGAGTTGGTAGGCCGGTGATGCCACGCTCATAAGTGAGGCCATCTTCCAGCGCTGTAGCGCGCTTGACCATGGTAACGGCGGTGCCGGCTTTGATGATGGGCACGCCTTGGCGCCTGGCGCTGCGTTCAGGACCGTCTGATAGCTCTGCCCAGTAGCCGGGAGTCTTGAGGCGCCCGAGCAGCCCATGGACTCCCTGCTTGCCTCCGTAACTGCCATCACTGCCAAAGCTGGTGCCTTTGTATCCGTAGATGCCCGGCTTCACCATCGCGAAGGTGACAGGCACTCCAGCGTCATTGAAAACAATATCAAAGAGCACGTCTTCGGCGAGAAGCTGGTCGGCGCTTTGGTAAGGGTTGCCCATGCCGTCATAAGTTAGCTTCTGCATGGCCCATACCTGAGGCAGGAACCGCTTACGAGCAGGACCGCCAAGGCGCAGTGTGCGCGCGGCATCTGGCAGGGCGTGAGCACCGGTGAGTTCACGCGCGCCCCCGGCCTGCATCATCAATTCGTCCAATGTGAGTTGGGCTTGTTCTTGGGTGGTAGGTTGCCGGGATTCCGCTTGATTATCTGCCTGGAATCGCATATCCTTCGACATGAAGGAAGCTCTTGAAAAGTATCGTGCTCTTTCCGTGGAAGACAGGCGCGCGGCGGATTTATGTGTCCGCCCTAGCGCCAACAATCGGACGATGGGCGAGTTGTTTGACGCGGGATTTGATTGGGCTGTGGAGGCGGTGGATGAGGCGGTTTCGATTGGCCGTGAGATGCTTGCCTCCGGGTTCACTGAGGCTGATGCGCTGGAGATTGCTGAGGCGGGTCGCTGACCCATGTGCCGCTCGGCAAAGGTGGCGCGCTTCTTGGTCCATGACCATGATGACCATTTCTTGAAGGCCTCTAGTGCCTTCTCAAGCCGGTAAGAAGCCGCTCCGTAAAGGGTTGTGCGGCGCTTGATCAGAGCCGGGGAGGCAATGCGTAGCTCTTGGACGATTGGATCAATGTGCGTATCACTGTCCTGCACGAGGGAGAGCACGACTTCACCTTCGGCATACTCCATGAAGGGTTCGCCGGCTGTATCGGTGGCGAGTTGATAGCCAAGATCAGCCAATGCAGGCATGAGCCGCTCGACACTGGCAAGAAGTTGCTCCTCGGTCTGTCCATCCTGCAAGGTGGTGCGCAGGAGATTGTGCGGCACACTCTGACGAGCTGGGTTCTTAGTGCGCGGTGCGGACACGGCATCTCCTGCCAGTGTTGGCAGGAAGCGCAGGCCTACTTTCCGTGCGGCTTGGCGCATGGCTGGCAAGAATGTCTCAGCTTGGGTCTTGGCGTAGCCGTGGGCGAACTCGGTAAGTTGCTGGATCTCACGAGGGAGTCCGGGCATGACTTCCATGAGACTCGGGCTGGCCGGCGCTGGTTGGGGGGCTGACTGTGCAGCACGCCCAAACCAGATTTCAGACTCGCGGGCACCTGCCTCGGGGCTATCGCTGAGGTGAATGCCGTTGTCGATGCTGTTGAGTTTGGGGTCGGTAAAAAGGTTGTTCCACCCTTCTTCGGCGCCGTTGCCGGCATAAACGATACTGGAACGAAGTGAGGGCTCGTTCTTTGGCACGGATGACTTGCCAACGAGGTTGCGGAGTGTGGGGATGGCATCCGCGCGGACCTTGACGCGATAAGCTGCCACGTCACGGCCCTCATAGTAGCCGGTGAGCTTGGGGAAGAAGCCTTTACCTTTGTGCTCGGCATAATGCTGCTCCATGCGCTCGCTGGTGACACGGCCCTTCCATTTAGCCGAGATGATGCCGCCGTGCTTTTTGATGAAGTCTTCCAAGATACGTTCACCGTTCATTTCCAGCCCGATTGGCTTGACCAGAAAGACAACATCAGTGTCGGGCGCCGAGAAGAAGCGGGAGAGATTGGCGCCGGTGGCTTTATCCACCCGGTTCCAAACTGAATTATTGAGGCTGATAGCCTGGTCCACGATCGTGCGCGGCACGCCAGGTAGTTCGACGGCTTTCTTGCTGGCGAACAAAGCCAACTGCACGGGTGATGAGTCGGCAAAGGTGGCGCGGCTAGCGGTCTGGCGCTCAAGCACGAGATCGTCAGCAGGTTTCAGGATACTGGTCTCCGGCGCATCAAACATGAATGTCTGACCGAGAGCGCGCTCGGCGGTCTCCAAGGCTTTAGCCTGCCCGGCGGTGAGGGGGGCTTCTGCTTGTTTTGCGGTGAGGGTGCGGTAGAGCTTGAGAGCGGTCTGCGGGGCGAGCCGCGGCGCCGGCAATTTTGAATCCGCCGGCTGTGCCACTGGCATGGTGACAATTTTCCGCTGTTGCCTACCGAAGAAGAAACCGACATCACTATGCCGAAGCTTGCCTTTAGTAATGGGCACATCGAGCCCATCAATCTCAGCTACGATTTTACCGCCATAGTCAGAGACTTCTGTGAGTCGAAGCTCTACTGGAGTTGCAAAGTTGAGCGCCTTATTGAGTGCGCGAAGGCCGGCAGAATACCAGTTTGGCCCCGAGAACCGTTGGCCGCTGTTGAGGGAAGCAAGTAAATTGGCCTTGCTTGGCACATCAATGATTTCATCGGTCGGCTTGACGGCTTTCGAGCCCATGCTGAGCCGGTTATACTCGGCAGGGTCCATGCCTTCGGCCCATGTGTGCCTCTTGGATGGTGCTGCGTTGTTATTCGGGTAGCGTGCTGCAAGCGCTGCCTGTTTCTTGAGTTCTTCGGGCGTGGCTTTTTCTGCCGCTGCTGCATCAGGTTCGGCTTTTTTCGGCCTCTGGATGTCTTTGATGAGACCTTCGGCGAGGCGAAATGCGGCGAGGGGGCGCAGAGATAATTGCGCGACAAGAGCTTCACTGAGTTTGGAGGCATCAAGTAAGCCAGTCTTTTTCTGGATGGCCTTGGCGGCGTCCAAACTACTGAGAGCACCGGCCGCCGGAGTGGAAACCGGAGTGGAAACCGGAGTGGAAACCGGAGTGGAAACCGGAGTGGAAACCGGAGTGGAAACCGGAGTGGAAACCGGAGTGGAAACCACCTTGGAAACAAAGCGCTCTGCAACACTGAAAGTCCTGCCTCCAGGCGTGATAGCCGGGTATGACCATGCTTGGTCTTCCTTGTTCCAAACAGGTTCACCAGTCACGGTAAGATTACCCTCAGAGCGGTAAACATCTGAGAAAATCAAACTGCCTTTAGGAAGGTCATGCTTTGGCGCTGGGTGTCCAGGGGCCGGCGCGGCTTCCTCGTTGCTTGGTTGTGCGGGAGGCGCCTCCACGGCAGGGGCAGCTTCCTGAGTGAAGGTCTTACCTGTAGCGAGGGCGAAGAGTTCAGCTTTGGTTGGGCGCGGCTCGTTGCCAAATAGGCTTGTCTGTTTGGGGTCTCCGGCTGCGTCTATGGCTTTGGCGTAGCGGTCGAGCGCGGCTAGGAGCTGCTTGGGCTTCCGGCGGTGATCATGCAAAGCTGTGACGAGGGTTTTCTCAAAAGCCGATGGTGCCTCACCAATGCCGGCAAGGGTCTCCTGTGCTGACCATGATTCTACAGTATCACCTCGGGTTTTGATGTCCTGGTAAGTTGCGAGTGCTTTGGCCAGCTCTTCTGTGATGCTGAGCGGATAGAGGGCGCCGGCGCTGATGCGGCTATTCTGCTCGGCAAAGCGTGGTGCAATCGCGATGAGGGCATTAACCAGATTCCTGCCTTCTCCATTGATGTCCTCGGTAAGGGTGCTGAGTGCGCCTAGTGTTTCTTTGCTGTCGCCATAGGCATAGACAAAGAGCGCATTACGCAGTCGGCGCAGCCCGGTTTGCGAAAGATTGCCTTGGGCGTCGATGATTGCCGGCCTTTCAGCGGGTGGAACAATGTCGCTGATGAAGCCGCGAATGAACTCGGCATTGGCTTGAGTGAATACTTCACCCTCTTCATTCGGGACAAAGTTCTCGAAGTGGTCCGGGACAATCTGCTTAGCATCAATCTTGGCCTGCTCAATTTCCCGCTTTGGTGCGATCGTGCTGACATTGGCAGATAGCACGAATGCTACACGGTTCACCGGCGTCTTGCGAATCCGCACGAGCACCGGGTTCTTAATTTTACCGACTTCGGCGGCATCGAGGCCAAAACTTGCAGCCTTCGCAAGGAGCGCTTCCCGATATGTGGCGGCTGCTGGTGACTGATTACCATGGGCACGCCGGGCACCCATCATTCGGCCATTGCCTGACTCAACGACTCCATCATCCCCGATAATTGGCGCACCATCGCCGACTCCATTACTGGCGCTGAGGCGGTCCAAGTTGAGGTTCTTCGCGATGTCGATTACCTGGGATTCACTGCCGGCGCTGGTGCGGTCGCGCGGCTGTAATTCCTGAGGGTATTCAGGATTGATACGCCCATCATCCTTATTCGAGATTGTGAGGCTGTTCACATCGACAACGGCCCATTCGTAATCAATGGCATCGTTCGCGTCGGTATATGCGGTGCCGCTGGTGCCGGTGACGGGCTTGAAATCAGCGCTCGCCGTGGCTTTTGTCTGTGGTAGCGGCGCAGCGCCAGCCAGCACCGCTGCCCGGTTGTCGGTGGTAGTGTCCACTCCCGTCACTTTTCCGGGCTTGGGTGGGACATTATTTGTCTGACCCCCTGATATTTCCTTCGTAGTTACCGCGGCTTTTGCCGCCGGCCGCAAAGTCGGCATCGAGGCCAGTCGGGACGGGTCGCCCTGGCTACGAGCTTGAAACTCAAGCACGAGTTGGCCGATTTCATCCACCATAACGTTCAACTCGTCTTGCAGTTCCGGGCTGGTTTGGCTGATGAGATCCTTGAGCGCTTGGCCAAGATCCTTAAGCATGTCCATCAGCCACTTGGCGAGGCTCTTATCCTGAGCTGCCGCTTCGGAGACCTGCCCGGCAAAATGACGGTCCTGGACCAACATGCGCGCGAACTCGTGCATGAGATGCCATTGCCGGCCCGCGCTGAGGTCGGTAGGCATCTTGGCCGGCTGTTTCTTGTTGGCGATGTCGATGGCGTGATAACTGCTCCAGACCTTCTGGCGAAGTGCTGGAGTGAGTGATTGCCAGCGTTTGACCAATGCACCACGGCCATATTTCTCGGGCTTACCCTGAGCAATTTTAAGGACGGCTGCATGAATGGCTTCCTCCACAAGTGATGCGGTAATGCCTTCATTTACATTCGTGATATTCCTCATCTCGTGGATGAGAGCGCCAAGATTGATAGCAAGCACCATGTCGCCATTCAACTCCTGGACCGCTATGGCATCCCCGCCAAGGATAGCTTTTGCTGAGTCGCCCAAAGCAAGCTTTGAAAATAGGAGATGGTTCGAGGCAATGGCCCTCTCCAGTGCGTTGAGAGTTGCCCGTGCCGCCTTCCTGCTTTCGGCCGGCAGAGTAGTGAGTGCTTGTAACCGCGCGCGCGCCCAGGCTGCATGGCGCCGGAGATCGGCCGGCCGGTCTGGCGTGACGGCTACGGTTTCAGGTTCAGTGGTATCATTTGATACCGTCGAGGCTTCGACTACGGGGCTGCCATCCGGGTTGACCTTACCTTTGGTAAGTTTGCCATCGTTGGCGGCATTCTCTTTCTCGGCGAGCCATTGCAAGAAATGTTTCTGGCGGGCTGCTGCGGAATCAGGCGCCAATTTGAGCTTCCGGCTTTTGAGCATGTGGGCGATAGCGGCATCGAGCCGGCCACCGAATGACGCAACATACTCATCGGCTAGGGCTGCCGCCTCTTCTTGGCTGTAGGGTCCAGAACCGTCCCTGTAGAGCATTACGGCAATCTGCTCACTGCGTTCCTGCTGTGGGTAAGACAGGGTAGGTGGGGTTTTCAGGCTGGGTTTGGCCTTGATCACGGGTCGCTCAGCGACGTTTGAGCGTGACTCTGGCGAGTCGCTCACGGGTCGCTTAGCGCCTTGGTCGGCTGGCTTACTTGGCGCTGAATTGACGTTTTGCGGAGACAGTTTTGCATCGAGATCAACCGGCGCTGTGAGTGGATCACTTTGGGAATGGGCAGGTGATAGAGACCCGGTGATTCCAAGCGCCCGCAAAATCTTCGGGTAATCCTTGCTGACGGCTTGCTCCATGTAGCTTTCACCGACGACTCCTTGAGTTGCCACAAGATGCTCGGCCACTTTGGCTGCCTCTTCCTCAGTCAAACCGAGATCGGCGAAGTGTCTGGTAAACTCCTCGACACGCAGAGCCGCGGGAGATTGCTCTCCCGCAGCCGGCGCCGGTGCGTTTAGCAGCGCGTTCCCTTGCCCTTGGCGCCCTTCTTGGCTTCCTGGCTGGTTTTCATGTGTGGTTGTGCTTTGTGGGGTTTCCGGGCTATTCGCCCCCGGTGTGGCGGTCGGCTGGGCTGACACAGGGGTTGCGCCATGATCGGCTGGAATGGCGGCAGCGACTTCGGGCAGGTGTTCGGCAAGGATTGCGCGATAGGCGGGTGCAACGGTGATGTTGCCGGCAGTATCCACTTCAAGCACGGGCGGACCAGCATAGCCTTTGAGAGCTGTAGGCGGTGCATTGAGGTCTGTCTGTCCGTCTTTGTTGCGGCGCGTCCAGCCGGCTGCGTTGAGTTGTTCCTCCTCCAGGTCAGCGGCGCTGCCACCTTGCGCGACGGCGAGAGCGGCGCTGGCTCTTGCCTGCATGGGTGCCACTTCCTCCGGGCGCACGGTCGGATGGTTGGCCAGTTGGTCGATGGCACTCCAAGCTGCTGCTGCCACTTCTGGCCTAAGTGCTGGGTCCATTTGGGGTGCAGTAGCTACCGGGGCAGCGCCGGCCGCTCCGGGTTGTGTCGCGTCACTGCGCTTCATGCCAGTCTCGCGGATTCCCTGAATACCTTCACCCATGCCACCCAGGCCGAATATGGCGATAGAAAGCTCTGGCAACGACTCAACAAACTGGGCGAGCGCTTGGGGCACACTCTGCCCGGTGCCAACGGCTGCTGCGACTGTGCTGAAAAGTTCGTCGCCGATTTCCTCCGGCCACTCCTTGAGCCCGCCTTTGACGAACTCCTTACCGATATACCCCGCGCGCGCCATCTGGCTCGTGAACTGCTTCTTGAAAGCCTCCTTGGCAAGGTTGGGCGTCACGAGCAATTTTGTGATACCTTGCGCGCCGGTGAGAGTAGTCAGAAGAGCGGTGACACCGCCGGAGAGAATCGAGGGGAGTTGTGCTTGTCGGAGTGCCGTGGCATGACTCATCTCCGGGTTCTGCTGCCTGAGTGTGGTGTAAATGTCCGCGATTTGAGCCCCGTACGTCTGTGCTCCGCCGGCGACTGCAGAGCCAGCAACTCCGGCCCGAACTATGGAGGCGGTCGCTTTTGCTGCCTGGGCGGGTGTGGTGGCGCCGCGCAAAGCAGCGGCGAGGGCTGGCAGCATCTTGGCTCCAAAGCCTGTCCTGGCAAATAGGGTAAGGCCAAGTTGTCCCGCGCGAGCGCCGCCAAAAGCTGGGATGAGGCTGGGCACGAGGCGGCCGAACTGTCCCACACTGCGCAGAGCCAAGCCTTCGGCGGCACCATGGATTTGTTTATCCAGCTCCATGAGCTGAGAACGCTCATTGAGTGCCTGGGCGCCCTTCATGGCAGTTTCGCTGCCGGTAATGCCGGCCACGAGTCCCAGCGCCTGGGCGCCAATATCATCGACGCCTTGAGCCAGGCTCATCAGGAGTTGGCGGGTAATTTTGCCGGCGGGCGTAGCGCTGTCTTTGAGTGTGTCGGCGTAGCGTGCTGCCTGCTCTTCGAGTGCTACGTCCTTGGGCTGTGACTTCTGGAAAGCCAGCCATCCCTCGTCTTGCAGCTTGGAAAGAGTTTCCAGCGATTGCCGGCCATAGTTGGCACGAATATCCGGCTGAACTGCCATAGCTGCCCGTTTGGCTTCCGGGCTGGCTGGTGCGGCTTCGACGGCTTTAGCGTATTCTGCTGGATCGGTGATCTGTGGGTTAATGAGCAACCCACCATTGCCAAGGATACGGTGTTGACGCTTATCGCCGCGCACCTCGTGCATGAACTGTGCAGCACCGGTGCCAGGTCCAAAGTCCTCGCCATGCTTGCCTTGAATGCTGCTCCAGTCATGTGACTCGACATCGTTCAGGATACGATCGGCTTCCTGTTCGGTGACTCCAGTAGCTTGCGCCAAATTCTTGCGCGCTTCGAGGAATAGATCGCCGGCATGAGCTTTCAGTGCTGGATTCTCTGCCAGCTTGGTCTTGATACCCATGTAAGCAGCCTGAGCGGCCGCATTGGTCTGCACGCCTTGAGCGTGTGCCTGCTCCAGGCGGCTCTGAGTATCCTGATTGAGTGCTTCTGCGGCTGCTGCGCGCTGCGGGCTACCCTCGGGGTATTGCTCCAAGTCTGCGGCGCGGTGGGCGTGCTCCTGCTCGATGGCAGCGCTTGCGGCGCTGCTTTGCTCCATTCCTGGAATGAAGCTCTGAACTGCTTTCACATCGCCGGCGCCCTGCTTTTGTTTTTCTTGCACATTTTGGGCAGCTTCATTTCTCAAGTTCACCTCGCGGCCGTACTCGGCTGCATCAATCTCCAGGAGCTTGCGCTGTTTCTGGTGCTCAGGATCGGCTTGGAGTGTCGTGGTCTGCGCTTGTAGATCGGTCAACTTTTTCCAGATTGGGGCGTGCCATGTGCTGCCATCGCTGGCGGTCACGAGTTCGCCCGCTGGGATACCGCGCTGCTTGGCCGCATCATTTTCGGCGGTGAGTGCGGTCTGTTTGGCCTGGGCGTCGATGTAAGGCGCCTCAAGGTCGGCTTGTCGCTGTTGCAGTGTGGCAGCGCTGGCATTCAGAGTTTCATCGGTCTTGTCGATGTGCTGTTGCAGCGCCGGCGTATCCATGTTTGCCAGTTTTTTCCGCTGGAAGGCTTCCCACTTTGCAGGATCAGCTTTTCGTAGATTTAGTTCGGCAATAGTCTGGCCGGTCTGCTGGTGGCGTGTGCGCGCTTCATCATCGCCGGCAATCTTGGCTTGGGCAGCCCGGAGTTTTGCGGCGTGTGGTGCTGTGAGTGGATCTGCTTCAAGGTCGGTGATGTCGGTCTCATCGAGTTGTGACTCAGGCTGACTCAGGCGGTCCATGCGCGCTTGAGCTGCTTGGGCTTCGGGAGTGGGAGCTTCATTGAATGGCACAAAGTCAGAGCCTCCTGTGACTCCTTTGGCACGCTCTTGAAGTTTAGGGGTGAGGGCAAAGGTGGCATTTTGATGAGCCGTCTTGAGTTCCTTCTCAGATGCGCGCCGTTCAGTCATGCTAAGGTGCTGCTGCTGTACGCCCGCCTCGGCTTTGATGCTCTCAATTTGTGAATCCAAAGAACTCCGCCGGAGATCCTCGCCTTCCTTCGCGCTGCGTTGAGCAAGCACGGCATCTGATTCGAGGGCCGTGAGTTCACCCGTGGCCGGATTCGTGGTGTATTTCCGGCCTTCCTGCTTCCACTTCACTTCTTGGGCTCCATCCTGCTGCTTCTTGAGCTGGGCGGCTTCCCATGTGGCATCATCCTGCTTCGGCCGAATGATTCCATCAGCACCGGTCCACATTGGCCGGCCTTGTGCAATCAGGCTGCCTTCCGTATCAAGATTCTGATTGATTGTCTGCTGTTTGGCGATGTCTCGCTGTGCTTTGTCTGCCTCCCTTGAGGCTAACTGCTCGGCGCGCTGTTGCTCGCGACTGGCGCGCTGTTCTTCCTGGTCTCTGGCGGCAATTTCAGAGGCGTATTGTTTGCGGAGGTCGGGATTGTTGGAGAGGCTTGGATCGAAGGGCATGAGAGTTTAAGGGTAGTTATTCAACCGTTAAGGCTGACCGTTTGGGAATGGGCTTGTTGAACGAGGGCTGAAAGTCTTCGGTGTAAATAAAGCGGTGGCGGCATTTTGCACGACGTTTGCCAATTTACCGTTTCCGGGGATGATTGCTTGAGCAATGGCGCCAGGTATAGATACGCCATCAGCTACATTCTTCGCGGTTTGCTGTGCGAAGTTGATCGCTTTTAAGCCGGCGTTGGCGCCAGAAAAAGCAAGGTCCGGCAACATGCCAATACCCTCGGCAGTTATTCTGGCTGGCACGGAAAGCCGCGGCTCAATCGCGTCGATGGTAGCCTGTGTGTCGTTTGTTAAATTCCGCGCGGCTTTGCCAATAGGCTTAGCTACCGGCAGTAACGATTGTGAATGAGCACGGCTATTGTTCAGGGCTTGAGTCTCTAAAGTTTTTGGGTCGGCTTTTAGGGTATCCCATACCCGGCCGAGAATGCTCTTTCCAGCTCCTACAGTGGGTTGAGATACAACCGGCCGCTGGCTATTATTTTGGAGAAAGTTCGACGCCTGCATTAGCGGTTTAGATACGCCTTGCACGATTTTTGCACCACCTACCACCGTTGCAGCGAGGGCTTGGTTGCCCGGACTTAGAGCCGGCTGCGCTGGAGCAGGTGGAGCTTGAAAGCCTGCTTGTGGCATTAGGAGATTCATCGCGTTGCAATGACTGCGGGCTGTGGTTGAGGGGTAGGACGTTGAACACCTCTCTTGAGGCGATCCTGTGCATTCTTGTCGCCGAACAGGAATTTGCCACCCGCGGCACCGGCTTTGCCAATCATTTCACCGCCGGCTGCTAATACTCCCCCGACGACATCCGGGGTTTTTAGGAGTGGTGCTGCCAGCGTTCCAACCCCTTTGGCTATGGCTACAGGTCCGGGTGTGGCATCATGCTGGTCCAGCCGAGTTTGAGCCTCTGCGAATGCTGGTGAGGCAGTGGCAGGTGCAAAGCTCGGCGCCGGCGTCGGTGCCGGTAAACCAGCCATACCTTCGTTGATGATGGCTAGTCGGCCGGCGGGTGTCATGTTCTGCGGCACGCTTGTGCCTCCTGTGCTCGCTGCTACAGCGGCAGGTGTAGATAATGCCTTGGGCGGTCCTTGATCAATAAGGGCCCGTCCCACGGCGCTGGGGGCATTTGCTGGGTTTACTGGATAGGCGGGGGTCGGGGCTGCTGCTACGGTGGGCGGGGCGGCCACGGGCGGCGGTGTCATCGGTGGTTTAGTGACTGCGCCGGCGAGGACGGCCGGCGGTGTGGCAATCTGCCCAAACACACCAGCCGCTTGCCGTTGTTTAGCAAAGGCGGTGGCTGCTGCTAGGCGTGGGTCACTAGGCCTTTGGCCGGCGGGCAACTGGGTACTGCTGCCGCTGCCAAATTGTGAGCCGGCAATAGTCTGCGCGCCACTTTGGCCGGGCATGATGCGGGCTCCTGACGCAAACTGAACACCATTGGCATCTCGAGCCGTGATGCCATTCTTGGCATCATTAAGTCCGCGCGAAATACCTGCAGCGGCGGCCTCAGCACCACGAACTGCGCCATCATGAGCTACCTGTGATTGTGCGTTGATCCCGTCACCCGTTGGGGCCGGCGGGGGGGTCAATCCGCTGAACATTGGTGGCGGAGCTGTTGGCGCCGCGCGCGGAGTGAGCCCTACGCCCCCGGATAATGGCCCACCTTTCACATATCCACTTTTCCCAGTTGGAACGGGGGCGCCGGAAAGGATGGCTTGCTGCATGTCCGGTTTAGTGAGCCCCTTAAATGGTCCATCTTTTACGCGCGTGCCTTTGGTGCTGGTTGTGACGGTGCCTCGGCCGGCTTCACGCATATCACGACCTTCCGTGTCGATGATGTTCTGCTTAAACGCTATTTGCTCGGCGGGAGTGAGCGGGGGTAATTTACGATCAGCGCGGCGTCGTTGTTCTTGTTCGAGAGTCATGGTGATGATGTGAAAAGTTTGAAACTAGGTGTCATGGGTGTCATCTAACCGGATTGAGAATCTGCGCACGAGCACGAGCTTCCATGTCTCGAAGCATCTGGAACAGCGGGTTAAGTGTGCGGTAGGTCGCAAGCGCTGCACTATCAGGCGGCACACCCGCTTCCACGGCTTCGAGGATTTGGACTTTCGCGCCTTCGAGGTCGATCGTGAGCTTTGGTAATAGCCACTCAGTCCAGCCAGCGCATTTTTTCAGTGATTCCAACCAGCGAATGATTCCACCTGCATCAAGCGGCGGAGTTTTTGGCTTGTCGGGCGATGGCAGCATAATTCAGAGGGGCAAAGAGGGCTGCTCTTGAGCTGCACTAGCTGCTGGTCCAGCGGGCGCTTCTGGCGCCGGGGGCATCGAGGCGGCAATTTCTTCGGCGCTGAATGGCACAATGATTTCCTCAGCATCTTTGATCTGATAGGATTTGAGCTGCTGCCGATAAAGTGAGGTGAGACGTTGCTGAACGAGTGGAGGCAGCATGTAAAACTGTTGTGCAGCTACCGCGGCGCTTTGTGCCTGTGCAGCTTCTTGTTGCCCTCGGTACTTGGTCATTTCCAAGTCCACGTTGAGCGACATATCGCGGACTTCTTCCGGTGTGATCTCTGCGAAAAGCGAGACATCGCCGTTAAAGAATTTGAAAACGCGGGGGCTGTCGAGATGAGCAATGGCCAACTGGCCAAGTGAGCGAACGAGGTCGCGCACATCCGGCATTAAATCGCTGATGAACTTTCCAAACAGCTCGCTGCCGCTGGCTTCGAGGTTGCGCACACCAGTTGCCAGTTTGGCGGTATCCATGCCCACCATGCCGGCATCGTTCACGTTTGTGACGCCGCTCATGTTGAGGGCAATCTGCATGATGAACTCCAGCATGGTTTTAAGGTCCATGCCTTTCAGGTCAGGCAGTGCGACATAAGAGAGGATTTCGGCATCAGTTTTGCCTGGCTTTGGTGTGTAGGTGCCGCCGTTGTTCAGTTTCAGCGCGGGATCGGCATCACCTTCCACGGTATTGTGCGGCCGCCATAGAGTGACGCGGCCGCTGCTGGATTGGCTGAAATTCCAGCGATTAAACACGAGGTCGGCATCGGTTTGCAGCGACTCAAACACTTCCACATTGCCCTGGCCATGGATGCGGCCAGCTACCGGGTTAATGCGTAAGCACCGATAAGGGCGCCGTGCATCAGGAGTGAAGTTAGCAACATAGTCGTAGGCAATGGGGTATCCTTCCTCTGTCGCAATCAGGAGGATGTCTTCCATGTTACCATCCTCGTTGGCGTCGTAATGGAGGCAGAACCGCCCTATGTTGAGTTGCGGCTCCTGGTCGTCGGTGCCGAGTGATGCCATGCCTTCGCTGAGGTCTGCGCGGCCCTGCTTAGCTGCGGCGTCAGGGTTACGATTGCTACCTGGTAGCAGCCGCTCAAGCATGAGCGCTACTCGCTGCATGGTATCCTCCGGCCCAAGTCCATCGACTTGTCCAAAGCGGTGGACGAGGTTTATCAGTGGCTCACTCGTGCGGTGCCATAGGATGTCAGCTTCATCGAGCGTAGCAGCATCGAGGGGGTAGAGGAAGTCGGCCGGCTGGAGGAGGTCGGCTTTTGGCCCCTCCTTCACGAGAGTGCGGCGCCAAATGATCTGCTCTTCGTATAAGTCCTGCCCCGGGTATGGCGTGACGCCATCCCTTTTCAGGACCATCTCGCCGGTAGGTGTGCCGGGTGCGCCTGTGGCTGGATCTACCGCGGCTGGTTTAGCGATGAAGCTGTCTTCTTTTTCCAGGATGAAATCGCCGTCAACGGTCGATACATACGGGGCGCCATCCGCTCCAATCAGCACACTCGCTTTCCGCTGGTAGTAGCTGTACTTCTTCTGGTAACTGAGGGCGAAGAAGGCACCACTGGTGATAGCCGCGCGCTCCAGGCCTGCATCAATGTCTGCACGGGTATTGTTGTCGCTGTCGAGGGTATGGCGTATCCAGCGGTCAAGTTTTTCAGAGAGTGCCTTGTCCTCTGACCCTACATCGTAGGCCGAATAGTATGGATCTGTACCTGTGAAGTAGGCAATCAACCGCGCGATTTGTTGTTGGAGAATGCGGCGAGTGACTGGGACGTGGAGATTTGATTCTGCAAAAATGCCGCCCAGGATAGAAGGTCTCCAATCGAACTTCATGGCGTAAGTCAGGAGTGCCATGTACTGCGTGTCGAGGTGCTTGCGCTCGTGCCGGCCTGAATTGGTGAGCCCCTGCCGATACCAATCTTGAGAGCTAAAGTCCCGCAAGCCGAGATCCCCGGCGAGTTTAGACTTACGCTGCTGTACGTGCGCCAACAATCTGTCTTCTTGTTCCCGAGTCAGGATTAACGCGCCCTCAATGAGCACACGAGGTTTATCCGCCTGCTCAGGTGCGAGTGGCGGTAATTTGGCGGCGAGGCGGTGCGCCTGTGGTTCAGATGCTACAGGCATGGTGGTGGTCTGCACCGGTGGCTGCCTAAAATTTCTGGTGTCAAATACAGATTTAGGTGCCCACCGTGGCGAATGCTGAAACGAAAGAAGCCAGCCGGTGCCGCTGCCACGCAATGTATATCCTGGCGAGCTGTGCCCGACACTCTAGGGACCGGCCGTGTGCGACTCTATAATGCAGACAAAGGTTGCCCTGATTTAATGCCAGCGGCTTTGGAGGGTTCCCTGAAAGATACGCCTTGGGTATTGGTGCATTTACCTTCGCGGCGCTGGCAAGCCTGGGCGTCGAAGGATGGGGCGCTGACTGTATTGCGCTCGATAGGCGAGGGCGAGATTCAACCCGATTCGTCATTCCTCCCCCCTTTAGACAAAAAAAGAAGCCGTGTACGTGCAGCGGCGCGCGCGAGGGAAATACCCCCATCAGAGGGGGTATCCGAAGGGGTTTCTGAGGGGGTATTGCAACCGCCTTCACCGCCGGCGGCAGTGGCAACTCCCGTGCCGGATGATTTGTCATTCGATAAAGCGATGCAGCATGTATTCCCCGTGTCCAAGATCACGGCTCAGATTGAGCGGCTGCTACATGCAGAAGAGGATATTTACGACCGCGAGGGCACTGTGATAGGGTCGAAACCTGTTTTCTCGACTCAGTTCTCGATGCTCAAAACGCTCATTGAATACCATCAAGGCCGGCCAGATGTGAAGCCAAAAACCAAAGACGTGAAGGCGCCGATAACGATTCAAGAGTTGCGTGCCAAAATGATCCTCAGTGATGAATATCGAATTGGCATCATCGACATGGCGAATGATTGCGCCAAAATCTCAGCGGCGAGGAAGGCACAACCTGCATGAGTGAAGACCCGAATCTTGATGACGTTGACCAACTCATCATCCGGCGGAAGCCTGGCGCATGGCTGGAAACCTGTGGCCATATCATCGACAAGGCTGGTAATGAGCGAGGTATCGACTCGTTTGAGGGTTTGGCGCTCCAAGCTAACTGGCTGCAGCGCCGTATCTTTGAGGTGGCGCAATGGTGCCTCGATAATAATGAGCCGTGTCGGCAACTCGTTTACAAGCCACGACAAAAGGGTTGTAGCACTGGCACTATGGGCCTGGCCTACTGGTGGAGCCGGCGTGTGCGGTCGAACTGCCTCATCATGGGCGGGCAGTATTCGCAGGTGGAAAACTTGTGGGGCATCCTTGGCCATTATGCAGCTCGGGATAAATTCGACTGGGGCAACGAGATGACGGTGAATGCCGAAAAAGCACACTGCACGAATGGCAGTGAATGGCAGTGGGAGACCGCGCGAGATCCCGAAGCTGGTCGGTCCGGCACATATCAGGTTGCTGTGCTGACTGAGGTGGCTCGCTGGTCTGAGCAGGGTGTGAGCAACGCAGCGAAAGTCCTGAATGGCGTGCAGAACTGCGTGCCTAAACTGCCTGGAACGCTAGTCATTTTGGAAACGACGGTGAAGGGTGGCTTTGGTGAGTTTTTCCACAAGTGGCAAGGTGATAAGGAGAAGAATGTGCCCGGTGCCGTGACTTTTGAGGAGTTCAAACGCGGTAAGCGTGGCAACGGCTGGATTAAGGTCTTTGCGCCCTGGTTCAAGTTTGATGACAGTGCTATCGCGGTGCGGGATGAACAAGAAGCCGCGGACATTATGGCCGGCATTGGAGCGCTGAGTGAGAGCGAAGCCTTGGCTGAGCGTGACATGGCTCGGAAGTTTGGTCTCAAAGCGCCACAAATCAAATACTGGCGCGATGTGCTCATCAATGAGTGCCAGCGAGATCCAGATAACCGGGACCGTGAGTATCCACCAACTCCAGAAGCAGGGTTCAAAAGCACGTTGCCAGGTAGGTTCTCGCGATTGGGTCTCCACCGGCTCCGTGCTGCTGCTGAGAATGCGCGGAGTGAAATGAAGAGGTTCATTCTCGAAGATCCTCAACGGACCAACCGCCAATTTGTAAAACGATATGTCAGCTCTGATGCTGAGGCCGACTTTTACGAATATGAGGCACCTCGAATTGGTATGCGGTATGTGCTCGCGGCCGATTTAGCGGCTGGGGTAGAAGTGACTGAAGGTGCCAACACCGATTGTCATACTATGCTCATGCTGCGCGAGGGCTATATGGATAGCCGGCGAGGCGTTTGGATGCCTCCTAAAGTCGTGGCTACCTGCAAGGTGGATAATCGCATTGACCAGATACCTTTAGCTGGGCTGGCGTGGAAACTGAGTCAGTATTACGGCGGCTGTTTGATTGTGCCGGAGGCCAATTACGATCGCGGTTTTATCCGTATTCTACGCGATTTGGGCGCGCATATTTATGAGCGTGAGCGGCCGGCTACCGAAAAGGAAGACGCACGGCCAACGAACAAGTACGGGTTCTGGACCAAGGGCGGCGATGGCGAGAACCAACGTGGCTGGTGCATCGAGCAAGTAGCGCGTGCTGTGCGCGAGTGGGATGTCGATGGCAGCGGCTTAGACTGTCCGGCCCTGCATGTGATCAGCGAATTGGAGTATTTTATCCGCAAGGAAAATGGCAGGGAGGAAGCTGCACCGGGCAAGCATGATGATTGGGTTATTGCGCTAGCCTTGGCCTTGGCCACGATGGCCGGCGGCACTCTGTATCATCCCAAGTCGGCGGCACCTGAATTGCCACGCCATCAACTTCGCGCGGCCGAGAAAGCAACGGGTTCTCAGCGCGCCTCAATACCTGGGCTGCAAGCGTGAGGGCGCCGATTCTGTCTCTAAAGAAACTTCCTTGACTTCGCATTTTTTAGGCAGGCAACGGTTTGGCCACTATGTCTGTGGTCTCCACCCAGCCCCCAACCGCCGCCAGCGAGGTTTTGCCCGCCGGTCAAGCACCCATCGTGCCAGTCTCTCAAGCTGGCAACAATACCCACCCAAACGATAACAACTCCTCGGCGGTCAATGAGACGCCGGTTCCTGGAGCCAGTTGGGGTGTGGACTTGGAAGGAATAACAGATAGCGAGTCGCTGAATCGTGCCATTGAAGGCATGGGTCTGCCTGAGCTGCCGCCGGAGGGAACTCAAACAGTTCCTACACCTACGGTGCCGGCACAGATTGCACCGGCCGAAGATGCTTTGACGCGCCCTGGCGAAATGCCGCGCAATCTCAAGATGCCGATTCGTGATGAGGTGGACTGGAAAGTTCAATCCCTCATCAAAGATGCCCGGCTTAACAACCGTGAGATGACTTATGCGCAAGCTGAGCATCAAGCGCTTGCTGCCTTGGGACGTGCTCCAGTTGAGCCGCTGCAATCAATCGGCCACGAGCCGGCGCCCATCGTGCCGGAGAGCCTGCCACCTGCTGAGAATGCTGACCTCGATGCTGCTTACGCAGATTATCAGGCTGCCCGACAAGCGTTTGATGATGAAGCCGAAGTGAATGCACTCCGCCGCATCAATGCTCTTGAGCGTGATCATGGCCAAGCAGCGATTGCAGCAACGGCCCAAGCCGCTAAGGCACAGCAAGAAGCGCAAACCGATTTTGATGCTCGATGGAACGATACCGTATCCACGGTTCAACGTGTCTATGCTGACGCTGCAAACCCTGAGAGCGCACTGTCCCAGCGCGCAGCGGAGATTCAGCAAGCCTACGCAGCGAGCACTGACCCGTCTCAACTGGCTATCTACCACTCACCCAATTCCGCCATGCTGTATTACCAGCTCGCGGCCATGGATTTGCAGGTGCAGCCCAGCCCGGCCCCGGCGCCAATTCCTTCACAGAAGTCCACACCTCAACTGGTCCCAGGTAATCGGCCCCCAATGTCCGCCTACCTCGCCGGGGGTCAACCCGGCAATGCAGCACCGGCGCCTCCTGGCTTCGACCTGAACCGTATCACCGACTCGCACGACCTCGATGCACTCATCGAGGCTCAGGCCGGCCGGTGGGCCGCGTGAGGTTGTTATCAGGGCGCCATAACCAAACAAACCCAACATTATGGCAGACTTTAACGGAAACGGACCGAACGACTACTCAAACGCTGGAGGAACGACCGGGCTCTCGCAGCAAGGCGTCGATCCTCGCAAGATTTGGGATCGCGCAGTTAGCATTTACGAAGGTGAAGAAGATCCCTTCATCAATCTCGAAGGTGGCTCTGATGCCATTATCGAGACCAAGAACGACACCGCCGCCGGCGCCGGTGCAACCATCAAATTCACCGTCACCTCCGAGTTCGGCGATGAGGGCAAGATGGGTGATGACCTTTTTGAAGTCGGTGACGACTTCGAGGAAATGTTGCTCGGCGAATTTGAGCTGACTGTGGACTGGCTCCGCGGTGCGACTCGCTGGAAAAAGCGCGGCATGGAAGTGATGGGCCTCGGCACTGAACTGACACGCAAAGTGCCCCAGCAGCTCGGTGCCTGGAGTGGCAAAATGAAAGCACACTCGATGCTCATGACAATTCTGCACAAGACCAGCTCGAACAACCACTTCTACGTCGATGGCGGCGGTGAGGACGTGTTGACCTTTGGCGATACGCTCACGTATGACGCCATTGTGAAGGGTGGAGCAATCCTGAAACCCCTGGGCGGCACCGCTGCCAAGATTGGCCGCGATGCTCAAAACAACCCTATTTGGGGTGCGTGCGTGCTCGCAACCGATAACGCTACCTTCGGTCTCAAGATGGACCCTGTGTACCGTGCCAACCTGCAAAACGCTTTTGACAAGGGCGCCAAAAACTTGCTGTTCTCCGGTGGTGTCGCAAACGTCGATGGCCATCTCATCAAGGAATACATCCCTCGTCGTGGTGATATCGAAGGTGCTGTCGGTAGTCCTCTCAACCCACAAGCACTTCTTGGCGTTGCGATTGAGGCCGGCACGGTAACGTTCTCCCTCAAGGGTGGCGGTAATGCCATCAGCGCAGCCAAGACCAAAAAGAAGTTCTTTAAGTATTTCCCAAAAAATGCTTTTGCTTGGAGCCCATCTGACGCTTTGAGCACGACCAGCCAGATTTGCTGGAAGCTGCAAGCTACTGGTTACGATAATGGCGTGTCTCCCGATGTGCCGGCAACGAATGTGTTTTATGTCCGTGTGCAGAATCCGCCGAATGCCACCACGGCTGCCGGCAAGTGGGGTTTCTATGAAATCTCCGCCAACAATGGCAATCTGCTCACGGTTTCTGCCCGTCTCGCTGGCACGGCCAATTCAGGCGTGACCCTCGACATCGCTCACACAACCATCGGTGGTGTGACATGGAACAGCGCTGTTAATACTGCTGACCATGAAGCCGGTGCTCTGGTAGTGCTCTGCAACCGTCTTGGCACCCCGCTTGGCGCCACCCCGTTCATGTACCGCCAGATGGCGTATCGTGGATATGGGAGTGTCCGCAATCAGCGCCAGGAAGATTCGCACAACGGCGGATTCGTCCAGGAACGCTACATTGAAACCGTGTTTGGCCAATGTCTGCGCGAGGACCGCGTCGGCAACAAGCCGGGCGTGGCCATCATCAAACATGCCGTGAGTTATCCCGGCCTGATTGATTCCTAAACCCCTCAATGGTCCGGCCCCTCAAAAGGGGGCCGGACTTTCTTCTTTACCAAACTACGACCATGATTAAAGCCCTCATCTATCTCCCAGCCATCTCGAAGTCTGTCCAGCGTGTGCGCGAGTTTCGCCGCTGCCCCGAGTATGACAACCTTTTGGCTTATCTTGGCCGGCCTTTGGCCCTCGAAGAATTTAACAAAATCGCGAGTCGCGTCATTTCTGACCTGACCCGCACGGAACTTGGTGTGTTGCCATGCGTCAAACTTGTGGACATCCCTGATATTATGCCGGTCGCGACGGTGGAACCGGTCGCGCCGGTGGAACCGGTTGCCGGCGCTGGTGCATTTCTAGCTCCTGCACCTGTCGAACCAATCTCTGAAAACTGTCACCCTCCTGAGTTGGTTTTTCCTGATGGTGTTGTCATTGAGACCCTGGAAACAGGTGAGTTCTGTGTTGCAGATTACCGGGCCGGCGCCGCTCTGTATCTTGGGGCCGGCTCCTCTGAATGGCAGTCTGACATTTCCCTTATCACACCGTTCGAGTCACCTGGCGCCGCCACCTTTGCGGCTCAGGCTACCCTACTGCCTTCGGCTGACGCGACACAACCCAGCGCTAAGCGCACCAGAAAATCGAAGTAATGTCTGAAATTTTCCAGCATCTCAAGCCTGCTGATACTGCCGGCGCTGCATCAGCAGCGCTCGGTAAGCGGCTAGGTGTGCTGGAGGATCTCGAGCGCAATACACTAGGCCAGTCGCTACCTGCAGTCGTGACAGATTCGGCGACGGGGAGGCGAGTGCTTGCACAGATTACGCTGCCCGGCGGAGTGCCTGACGCGGCTCCCTTCGATCGTAACTATCCGGCCGGCAAGACTCCAAGCGGCTCGGAGACTGATGTGCTAGCAAAAACCAAGGCCGTTATCAGCCGGCTTGATGTCGCGCAGGACGGCTTTGCACCGGTCATGGTCGGCTATGACATCACCGCGCAACGCGCCGGGCTGTATGAAGTGCCGGCCATCCCCATCGGCCCCTCCACGGGCGAGCCTTTCAGCGTGTCGCATGGTGGCGGTGACGTGTGGCATGTCATGGGCGGGCGGGTGACGTATGGCTATTATGCTGACGCTTCCTTCACGGTCGATCCTGTAACCCTGCATGTGCGTGAGGGCTGGATTGGCTTCCAGGTGTCCTATGCGCCAAAGAAGAGCGAGAGCTTCCACCAGCTTTATACTGCTACTCCATCCGCCATTTACTCGCCGGGTGCCAACTACGTCAACAGCGCCTCTCCAACGATCAACTACCCCGACGAGACCACTGACCAAAAGGACTATCTGCCGGGTTCTCTCTTTTACCCGCTGGCTTACGTCACGGCTCCACTGAACACGCAGCGCGCCGAGATCCTGATTGTGGCCGGTGGTGCTGATTTTTCCCTTGGCGGATGGGTGAACTACGGTCCGCCGCACGCCAAATAATCTCCTATGTCTCCCGCACTCATCGACATGCAATCCAAGCGCCTCCTCGACGCTGCGGATGGACATGGCTACGGGGTGCCTGCGGGCGTGATGACTCCGGGCGGGCGGTCTCCGCAACTCTACGGCACAGAGCACCCATTCAAGGGTAAGCCGCACGGGGCACTCGCAATGCTCGCCTGCTACAAGGTCGGGGATGACATATACATGCAGCGCGGCTTTGTCGAGGGCACGCCAGTCTCAGGAACCGGCAAAATCAATCTCAGCGAGGGCGATGATGTTTATCTTGTGGTCTCACTGGTGCGGCAAAAGGCGCTTTGGTTCACGCATCCATACACAAATCAAAAATTCGAGTATCTGACTGGCCGGTACTCAATCTCTGCGGCGAACATCGTCATCCTACCGGGCGGTTCAGATCCTCCGGCGACAGAGAACGGACTCACACGGTACACGAATTACGATCTCCTTTTTACCGCGACAAACATCGCCTCACCTGATTTTCACACTTTGGGCCGGTGGCGCTCCATCGCCCGCGTCGATCTGACTTTTTAACGAATCCCTCCATGCCCGCCTCAACCTATCTCAACAACAAAATTCTCGATCTCGTCTTTGGCGGCGCTGCGTACACAGACCGTCCATCGACCTTGTATTTTGCGCTGTTCACATCTTCACCGGTGGCATCAGGTGGAGGCGAGGAAGTTGTTGGTGCTGCGTATGCCCGAAAAGCCGTCACCGCGAACACAACAAATTTCCCGGCCATTTCGACTGCTGGCGATAACATGTCTCTGGCGGCAGACATCCAGTGGCCGCTTGCCACCGGCGATTGGGGCACGGTGGTAGCTTGGGGCCTCTCCTTT